CCTATGCCGACGGTCAGCCCTATCCCGGACATCACACCAACAGCCGAACTCTTTTGCGTGCCAGATAGCTATGTCACCGTGCCGTCTGGAACCTGGCTCTATGTGGATAGCACGCTCCACGAAAAACACGCCGCTATTTCTGGCGTGCTGCTGTTTGCTGGCGTCTATCAGGATAACGCCGCTTATGTGGTGACGGCAGATGATCCGCTGGTAGAAGGATGGTTACCACTATTTGCGGTGCCAGATGCGTGCAAATGAAAAGCGCCGCCGGTGGGCAGCGCTCTGTGTGTGCGGATGGCTAGTCCTGATGCATTCGTGCCACTAGCAACGCCTCAGTCAGCATCCCGATAAGCTTTTCGGCTTGTTCAAATGACAGGTCGATCATCGCATTTCGGTTTTCATCACGCTCTGAAACACCGATGCGAATCCGTGACCCATCTACGAACACATCAGCCGTATCGCGTTCTTTCGGGTCATCTTTCAGACCACCAGACCAGAATTTCTCGCTCATTCCTCCACCTCGCTCTGCGCCGGTCGCTGCCACATGACGGCGTACATATACTCTCGTTCTATAATTCGCCATGAATGAATACTGTATCCATCTTGATACATGATAATAGCATCAGCATTAAAGTCGATCTGGTCAACGTATTCTTTAATCAGTGGCGCATCCCACGTTACCCCCGCCCCGCCAGCGCTCTGGATAGGTAGTGGTTGCATTTGTGACGCCGCTGCTTTGAACTCACGGAATGGTTTCAATTCCGCTTCCAGTTCCGCGATGCGCTGCCTTGCGGTCATCAATTGTTGATGTAGCTCGTCAATCTGTTGTCCTGCTGTTGCCATCGTCCTCTATCCTCTCACATTTTCACTTTGACTTGTTCGGTCTTCAATTTCACACTGGCCTGATACGGTGTCATGCCGTCCGGCTTAGCGCACGCTGTAAATTGATGCGCCTGTTTCCAGACACACGCCCCCTGAGACAGCCCGACCAGCGTTATCTGGTGGTATTCCCGGTCGGTGACGGTGGTCAGATACCCCACACCAACGCCCTGAACCTGGACGTATTTACGCTGTCCGTTCGTTGGTACAGGCACCCGCGCCGGTAACAGCCCGGCAACATGCGGCGCGGGTAGCAACTTTAGTTCGCTTGACGTGGGGACAGGTATGAGCGCATCACGTCGGCAGTCCGGCGCACATTGACTAGTGCATTCCATTCGGCTTGCGTCTCGATTTCCCGCACTTTGTATTTCAGGTTGTTCGGGCCGCCCCAGAACGTCTTGCGCTGTTCTAGCAGAATCTTGCTGATGCCCTTTTCGATGGGCGTCCATATTTTCAGTTCTTCGTTGTACATCTCCAAAACCCACATAGTACAAATCCTCTCCTATAGGTACATATGCGAAGTGAAACCGCGCCGGGCCGGGCTTGAATGCGGTTGTCGTAGCAGCGCGGGTAGTGGTCATTTTGAGCGTACCCCTACCGTTATCATCCAAAACGGCTTTTCATTGTCTCGAAATTCTCTTACTTCCGTGATTTTGATTTTGTCCCGACGCAATAGTTCAAGCATCAGGGGAAACCATACTAGATTCTCATTGGCGACTGTTAAATGTCCTTCCTCGCGGATACGTTCCAATGCCTTCTCAGCAGTCAACGGTTTTCTCACGTCCGTTTGCCTCTCTGCCGCGCTTCCCACGCGGCGTCTAGCTGCTCTTGCGTGATGCCTTCCAATTCGCATAGCGCCCGTAACCGCGTCATGGTCTCAAGTATCTGTTCTTTGTACGCGATCATGGCCAGATTCAAACTGTCGGCACGGGCGTTCAGATAGTCGGTGATGAGGATGTGTTGCCGGTCTGATGGTTTCATCTCACAACCTCTTTCGCTTCCTGCACTGCGGTCAGCATGTCACTCACCGCGATCCTGAGCGCCACCGCGTCCGGCTTAAAATTGCGGCACTTCCAGAGCATATCTCGGAGTTCCTGCAACGTGTCCTCTGTGCTGGCTGGCAGCGTCACGATGATGATGTCTCGCACCGGTTGCACCGTCGTGTCGAACACATACCCGCGCCCTTTGCAGGACTGGCACAGTTGCGGCATAACCGCATCGTCTGGTACGTGATACCCGCAGGCATTGCCGGTGCCGTTACAGTCTGGACAAAAGTGTGCGTTATCAGGTAGTGTGTTGCTCATTTCCTATCCTCCACCATCTTATCAAGACTGGCATCAACAGACGCCTGAGAGATACCGCGTGCTGCGGCTTCGACAACCAACCGCTCATACAACACTTTGCGGATGGTTGGTGTCTTGTTGTATTGCACATCTGGAATGAGCCATGTTGCCAGCCAGTCAAGCATGGCCTGGTCTCGGAAGGTCATGTAGAGTGATATACTGCGTCCGTTTTGTTTTGGCATGGTTTCCTCCTAGTATCCCCGGCGACCAAAATTTGGGTCACCAGTCGTGAGCCGCATCCAACGGTTGTACTCATCACGGTCTAAGTTCTCGACGCCAACCGCCTGCACATAAGCCTTGAAGTCAGCTATAGACCGGGCGGGACGTATGCGTTGGAGTTCCATCAGGTAAGCGCAGGGTTTGCCAATACGAGTCCGGCAACGGAACGGGATGTTATGCGCCTGACACCAGTCATCCATCACTTCACGCGCTACAGCATGGTCGTGTCCCTGTTTGACCGTTTCCTGATACTGCCGCTGATGCCACCGCCAGAACTTGTCGGTGCGTTCCTGGAGCGCTAGAAACTCACGCGCGTTTTCTTCTTGTATGGCGTTGTCTTCGGCGCGGTCAACCTCGAATGTAGGATCGTACATTATTTCATCACTCCTTGTGACTAAAGCCATTCATAAAACGAACAGCCGCAGCGCGGGTCATTCGTTGCACGTTAGGATTATTTGCAGCATTTCCTAGGATAGCGGTTTCACCCCGCGCTTTAAGCTCTTTCGCTGCCTCGAATTTACCGAAGGCATCACAATTAATGCCGTTGTACAAAATACGCTCCAAGGTTGGAGTATCGAATGACGCATAATCCAAAACACCGTTATGATGAACTTTGGAATTATTCATGACTCATCCTCCATTGCTTTTAGTTCATCGATAATCCAATTTGGCATAACAAGCGGCGGCGGTGGCGCGTTATCTTTGGCCCATAACACCTGTGCTTTTGTACAGCATACGGGCATTCCCGGCCATGACGAAAGTTCGCCATCATCCCATTCAACGTCTTGGCAAACATCCGTTTTATCCGTGACATCCAACCCGCACCATTCGCAATACTCGAAAGTGTCGTATCGGAAATAGATATTCGTGCCATAGGGCAGATCAATATGGCGTTTGATTTGCGCTTTTAGGGTATTGGATATACGCTCGGCGTCAGCATGAGAATGAATATCACTCATGAAATTACTGCCGTTGTAAAGTTCGATGACGATGCGATAGTTGTCATGCACGATTTTGTTCATCTCATTCGCTCCATTCCACTAGGTTGGTTGGTGTATCAATTTTGCAATTCATGTCTCGTCCTCCTTTAGATTCCGTCGCTTCAGTTCCCGCAGCAGTTCGCCGCGTGTGAATAACATATCCATTGCCAAAGTCGTCTGGTTGACCGCAACGGCGTCGGCAATCTTGTTATTAATGTCGCTGATACGCTGGCGAAGCTGTTTGTCGCTGAGTTCGGTGTAGTCGGTGTTCATCTCATGTCCTTTTGATGGTTGAAACGTGATTTTGCCTCATGCAAGATTGCAATCAATTCATCTAGCTGTAGTTCAGTCAATTCATATGAAAACGTTTCCTGCCAGTAGTCATTAAAAACGCTGTTGATATGAATCATTGGCAGATCGTCTATCATATGACTAACAAATACCGTATATTCATCTGATTCTGATGAGCCAAGTCCTGCTGACCAATAATCGTCTACTGTGTTATTCCATGACATGACTTGACCTCACAACGAACAATAAATTCGATTGTACCCTCGATTCTTCAAGACGAAGGCGGAATTGTGATTCTGTGAAAATGCTTTCCCGCTGCTCACTAGTCCAGCCGGTAAAGTATATCTGCTCATATTTCTCAGTTGACAACCTCGCATTGGCGATAACGGTATGAGAAACCCCGCGCATCTTTCGCAGGTATGTTTGGTGGCTGGTCAGGGAATGTCCCTGGCGATTCAGTTGACGAATGGCGCTGTGTGCTTTCTGGTACTGTTCACGTGTGCTGTTCATCTCATGTCCTCCAAGACCCGGCGAACCGGGTTTCGATCTGTTAGCTGAAGTGGAAAATTAGAGCCATGCGAAGGTCACGCTTTGCACGATCATGGTCAATGAACCGCCCGTTACCGTTATTCCATCGTGCGACATATTCCATGCCGCGTTGCATATAAAAATCGCGATTGTCTTTGTTTTGTTGCTTATTCATCATCATCCGCTCCGTTTCTTTACTATGAAACCATTGTAGCATACAACACTGTACATGTCAATAGATGTAACCCCCACTTTCCGGGGGTCTAGCGAATGTTTGCAAACTCATACGAAGCGCGTAGAGCGACGTTTTACGAGGCTGTGACAAATGATAGGAGAATAAACGGTTACGCGGCAGGAAGGGGCTGTTTAAGGTCAAATTCGGGCTATTGCGTCACTGCCGCGCTACTCCTCCACCGCGCCCCACAACATCCCCAACGTCCCCAACGCCAGCGCAAGCCCTGGTGCGTCCAGTATCGCGATGATGGCACCGAGCAGGATACCGACGCCGATAACGAAACGGAAGTTAGCGCGGGTCATTCGGCTTCGCCTTTCACGTCCAGGTCGGTCAGGAGTGCGCGGGCTTTAAACGCAATCTGTAACCCTCGACGAGCTAAGGCGGCATTGTACAGATCGGCATTGGCCGGGTTTTCAATATCAGTTAAGCGCTCCGCTTCCCTCACCAGCGATTTCAACCGTGCCCGGTCTGCCATTGCCTTATCTGTCATGACTTCAAATTTATGAGCCAAATCTAGCGCAGCCTGTTTTTCTTCCATCAGCGCAGCGTTCTGCGCTTCCAGGTCAGCGATACGCTGAATGTGTCCATCATAAGCAGCGGCGCGAGCTTGCATATGCCTGACTTGTGTGAACCATGCAATATAATAATCGGTTTCATCGTTCAATACACGTTTGTCCATCTCTCATTCCTCTCTGCCACCTGGGGACGCCCGATGACGTCCCCTTGAGCCAACACCCTAGAAAAGCTATTCTGCGGAACCAAACCAATCGTCGCGATGAATGAATCGGATACCCGCTGCCTCTGCGGCTTCGCGATCCTCATTGCTATCGCCAATCATCAATGTTTTGGCGGGAATTGTTTGGGCATATTCCATCGCTTGCAAAAGCATCCCCGGTGCAGGCTTACGCCAATCCTGCCGCCAACTACTCGGATTAGGCGCGTTTTCTGGCGCTGGCCCCCACTTGCCCGACTTCTTCGACTGATAGGCAAAACAAACGAGTAAATAGTAATACAGCATTTGTTCGTCAAGCCCCAAATGATCAATCACGGTATGAATGTGATTCATGGCGTCATCTTCAGATGGAAACTTTTCGGGTTCGCCGAATCCTTCAGATTCCATCCAGTAGCGTAAACCGACGCCCCCCTGATTGGTCGCAAAGGCAATTACCGTTTTTTGCGGTTGTTGTGAAAATTCATCAATCCAACGCTCTACGCCGGGCAGTAATTCGTGGGAGTCTCGGTCGGCGATTGTACCATCAATGTCGAAAATCAGCAGTTCATAGGTTGTCATGGAGTTTGGTGTCCTTTCCGATATATGGCGTCATGGTCTTAATCAAGTCGCCGGTTGTCTCCTTGAAGAAAATGAGTATGGAACCTTTCAAGCCCATTTCGGTCAAATCAACCTTAATCGGTTGGTCTGCTGTCAGTCGGTCGATGTTTTCGCGGCTCAAGCCGAAAACCAGCAAATCGCCCTTTTCGGGATTTTCGATACGTGCCTTAATCAAGTTTCACCTCCTATAGAAACTCACTTCTCACTATGGGGGCACCGCAGCGCCCCCGGTATGCTGTGTTGATGCTAAAACGGTATTCCGTCGTCGTCGTCATTCTGGCGAACTGGCGGTGCGGCATCAGTGGTCAGGTTGTGGTCTTCCGCGAACTGTTCAGCCTCACTTTTCGGCGCGGCTGGCTTGCTGTTTTTCAGCGTGTGATATTCCTTGACTGCTGCCCACACGTCGCTGTGTTTGTGCCCTGCCTTCAAGAACGCGGCATAGTCGGTGATACCATCATTCTCGTTGACCGCGCGAATCGCTTCGAGTACCTGCGCTTCCGTCATCTGGTAATCGCTGGCGGCGCGGTGGAGGACGACCGTTTTAATGGCGTCGAACATTTCCATATCGGTTTTGATGATGCCATCCTTAATCAGTTTGTTGACTGAGTCTGCCGCGTGTTTGCCATGATCGTACAGCGGCGTAACCGTTTCAATGAGCTTTCCAATGTGGAGTTTGTCGGGCGTTTTCTCCTGCGCTGGCGGTTCTGGCGTGGTATCCACAACCGGTGTAAATTCACCCTCAACAAAGTCCTCCAGGTCAACAGTGAAAAACTCACTCACTGCCGCCGCACCTTTGACCGCATCACCCAACGCGCGTTTTTTGGCACGCTTCATAATGGCGTTGACCTGATCGAAGATGTCCGGGTTTTCGACACGTCCGATCGGTTGGCTGATGATCTCCGGTGCATCGTCGGCGAACTTCGCACCACAACCGCCTTTTTTGGCAAAGCATAACCAACCGCCACCGTATTCTTCTTTACCTTTGATGATGGCTTCCTTGCCGCAGTTCGGGCAAACCCGGTTAGCCTTGCGCCACGCGAACGCCGACTCTTTGCTCGTGCAAAGCCCTAACCCGATGCCACCAGGGATAAATTGACCGCTGCTCGCATCGATCAACTGACACTCGTATTCATAGTGGAACAATGGCCGGTCGTAATCCACGATGACTCGGCGCTCCACATAACGCGGAACAGCGTTCAAGGCTCGCATCAGTTTTTCCATGCCAGGCAAGAGCAGCGTTGGTTTGCCGCCGGTGCCTGGAATAATGCCATAGTCGAGGTCAGGCTTCAGGACTTCTTTATAGAGGTTCGCCATGATGGTGTATAAGGCGTTGACCTCACCAATGGCGCGTTGTGGGTCAAGTATTGTAATTGCGTTATCTGTCATCTCTCAATTGTCTCCTATCCGGCGGTGCCGGTGCTAACTCCTGCTTAATAACAATGCGAAAATTACGTTCAAAAACTTTCAATGAGATAGTGGTTGTCTTTAGGAAATTGACAAACCAATTGAGCCTTCGGCATACCCGGTGCCGTTCCACGATGCTGAGCCGGTCAATGAACGCTTGGACTTTCGCTTGCCGTTCGTCGCGTAGGGTCATTCGGTTGTCTCCAAAAGGTTGATGTCTCCTGTTACCCGCCAAACTTCATTAGGGCGCTTGTCTGGTATTTTAGCCAACACAACATGTAAGCGCTGCCAGGATGCAGGGGTAATTGAATGCGATGAACGAACCGTCAAGTGTGACGTAGGATAAAAAAGATTATCGCTCCGATTCGCACGAAGAATATACAACTGACCATTCGTGCCTAATGTAACAACAGCGTCCCGATTCAGCAAAATCATTCGGTTGCCTCGCTTTCGATGGCGGCCAGGAGGGCGCGAGCGCGGGCGACGGGGCAGTTAGCAGCATGTGTTAACAGTCCACTGATTTCACGGTATCGTCCGCAGTAATTACATTGGCAGATGTATTCACCTTTTCTAATGCGGTCAGCCCATCCAGGCACGGAAACAATTTCCCGCAGCAGTTCAACCGCTGCCTGCTGCTGCTCTTGCGTGAGTGTGGTCATGTCGTGCGCTCCTGATTTTGCCAAAAATCCAGCAATTGATGCTCTTCTTTTTTGCGCCCAGCAAATCCCTGTTTCGTGCGCCATGACGGGCCAACATATGTTACCTGTTGGTCATCTAACATATAATACTCATCACAACTGCGATTAAAAATACGTGCGGCTTCCTGCTCATTGTGTGCATGGATGATATGGAAAATGAGCGTGTCCTCTTGTTCACACCCCATGTCCCATAATGAAGGCCCGGTTGTCTGCCGTTCGGTTTGCTGGACATAATAGATATTCATGTCGTGATCTCCTTCGTGACTTCGAGTGCTTCGGTCAGTAGTGCGATCAGGTCAGTGGTCTGCTGTCGGGTTAGGTTGATAGACTCATGGCCAAAATTAACCGTATCTACAGCTAGACTAATACCGTCTTCCAACGATGCTACTACTGTCACATCCCGCTCTGGTTGGCCATACCGGCCTAACCCGCCGAACAGTAAGATTTGCGTACCGCGCAAACTTTTGCGGTTCTCTTGCGTCCATTTCCACATTTCGTGCGCTCCTTATCGGCTATGCCGCTGCATTTTCTTGGTCTGCTTGCGGCGGGTCTTTTTGGCTCTCTTAACTTGGTTCTTGTAACCCTTGCGTTGCTGCTGGCATTTGGTCTTTGACTGTCGATGCAATGGATTAAATAAACCAAATGGGTTATCCCATCCATATTTACGAATGTCAGGCCACATATTGCACTCCTTATCCTACTCCCCCACTGCCGAAAGGGTAGGGGGTAAACCATTGACAAAATACCTAAAATATGTACAATAGTGTATATCGGGTTACATTTTTTGTCAAGGATAAAACATGGATACCATTCGACAGGCAGTTGAACAACATGATGCGGCATTGCAGCCAGATGCACTTATTCGAGCTTTGGAGGGTGCAAAAAGGCGTGGCTACAAAAATGTTGCGGAAGAACTCGGCATGAATTACCGAACGGTTTTGAACGTATCGAAAGGGAAGCGGGCGCACTTCGACACAGTCGTTAGCATTCTCAACGCCTATGGTTGGACGATTCGCTTTGAACCAATTGGCCATGAGGGTAATAACGATGGGGCGTAGAGTGTTCTCCGATCAAGGGTTATACTTTATCAAATTCCAGAAGTATGTCAAAATTGGCATATCGACAAACATGGCCCGCCGCATTTCTATCATACAATCTTACCTACCGGAAAAGCTAGAAGTGCTGGCCACTTTTAAATACTTCGGTTGCTACGAACCCCAGATACACCAACAATTAGATCATTTGCGCGTGAGAGGGGAATGGTTTTTATTCTCCGATGAAATCACTCAAATGATCCGATCATTGAAAACGACGCATCGGCTCATCAATTGGGACAGGGAAACCATTATCCCTATACAAATACAAACCGAGTCCAAGCGTGCCTTTCGTGAGCAAAAAAGAATAGAACGCCAGAAAGCAAGGGATCGAGTTCAGAAAGCAAAGGATCGGTTACAACGATTGAATGATTTACGCCGCGCTCCGTATTCGTTAGCGATTCCTGATGAGGTTATTGAGGCTATTGCCAAATGACCAACCACATCCAACTAAGCGAAGACGAAGCCCGCACGTTGACTCGGAAGGCTATGGCAACCGCGAACGAATTAGCTAGTCTACTGAAACAGTTGCATGATGGGCAGGCGCACAAGGCTCTAGGATTCAAGACATGGACAGCCTATATTGAACGCAATTTTGACGTTTCGCTACGCACCATTCAGCGGTACATCCGGCAGGAGCGAGTGAGAGAAGCGCTGGTAGGACACGACAGCGTGTCGCGTTTTACCAATGGCGCACTCGAAGCGTTGGCAGACCCGGATATTGACCACATGCGCCAGGTAGCCGCCATTGCCGCCAAAAGCGTGACCGGTGACATTGGTGTAGACGTTGTCAAGAGCGTGCAAGCTGCCATCACTGAGACGGTTAACACTGGCGCGGTAGACATCGACGGCGAACAATACACGGTTGGTGATGCGCTGGCGGCTGGTGTGCGTGGCGCGTTGCAGGAAGACGTGCTGAGCAAGCGGGAATATATTGTGGCGAATGTCGAGGCAAGCGTTCACGAACAATTCACCAATGCTGTTTTGCTTTATGTCTACTTGCCGGATGGCGTATTTTTGTATTCTGATGATGATCTTCGCATCAGCATATGGAGGGAACAATGAACGATAAATTGGAACTTCATTTATTAACACCGCAGGAAGTGGAATCGCGTTTACAAGCTGCATTTGAAGTGCAGTCCGCACCATTGTTGAAATTGCTTGACGCTATGCAGGCACAAATTGATAATGGCGATACGGAAGGCGCACATGGAAACGCGGATCGTATTCTCATTGAATTAATTGAAACAATAACGCCGCCTGCATTTCTACCTATCATTACCGAAATCCTCAAGGCATATGAGCAAGTAGAAAAGTGGTACGCATGACCAACACCGACTATGAACAGCTGGCCGCACTCCGTCAGCAGCGCATCGACGCCATTAACGCCGACCTGCAACGCCTCGAAGCTGTGCGCCACGCGATGACGGTACATGGCAAATTCACGGTGCGGACGGTATCCCGGCATGGTGACGGGTATCAGGTGCGTATCGCGCCGGTGACGTGGATACAGGCGACCATCGAGAAACACGTGGAGAACGCCGGGTATAGCAGTCTGGGGTATGGCACGGATGCGGGCGGGATGTACGTGAATGTTGAGGAGAAGTGAGTTTCTATAGGGAATTAGAATGGCAAATGAATTAACAGTAGAATTGTTGCAAGAGATGATGAATAAGCTGCCAAAACGACAACCTCGCAAAATGGCACTGGTTCAAATTGATGATTTATTATCGTTCTTTCGGGAACTCCGAAAGGCTGGTTTTCGGTGGAAGCGCCAGAAGTCGAACGGTATCAAAATGCCGATTTATAATATCTATCCTGAAGACCGACCGTTTGACGTATCCGAAGTGTTCGTGGATACACTACGTATTGGCACACGCGGGCGGATCGTTATGATCGATGAACCCGAATGGCCGCTTCAACGAAAGATCAAAATTGAATTGGATTACGCTCCATACACGCCGGGTTATTTTGGTTTGGCTTTTGGGTTTGGGAATATACCTCGGAGTCTTCTTTTCCCAGATAACTCAGCCTAGCCCATTGAGTGCAATCGGAGTGCAACCATGACGATAAACTACAGTGAGTTAGAACAGCATTGGTATAGACGGCAAAAGGCCAAACTCATTAAGGCCGGGTTTTCGGTTATATGGATTGCGGATGCCTGGCTCTATGGATGTGTCAGTCCTAGCGGCCAGGTTTTATTCACTGATGACGATGAGGATTATCTGTGGACATTTTTAATTCGTCATTTACGAAATACAGGAGATTTAAAATGACCTGCTCGCACGTCTTCCAACGCACACATCTACGCCGCGTACTAACCGACCGCACCGGCTGCCATTGGTACATGATACGCCTGCGCTGCCGTCACTGCGGCTATACGGAAGTCGCGTATCACATGGTTGACCCGCGCAAACCGAAGGCGAAACCGAAACCATTGCCAAAACGGAAAAACCTGCGCCGCATTCCACCACAGGAACAGAAACGGATGATGTTGCGGCGTCGTATGCGAAAGTTAGGGCTATAAGAGGACTGATATGAGCGACAAATTGACGCCGGATGAACTAAAACATTATCGCACGTTTTCTATTTGGCATTCTGCCGACATAGGCCATAAGCTGCTTGCCCACATTGCAGCCGTCGAAGCCGAACGCGACGAAGCGGCGGCGCTGCTGCGCGAGGTGGCACAAGCGACCCGTTGGAGTATCACAGATCGGTGTATGTTCTGCGGCACAGCTACTGATATGCATGAGCCGGAATGCGCTATCAAACGCATTCGTGCCTGGCTGGCGAAGCAGGAAACGCCATGAATACCAACGCTTTATGGCTGCTCTGTGTATGGTTCTGGACACGTACCCATTGGAGGTTGTTCGTCTGGCTCGGCACGCGGTTAGCTCAGCATGTGGACTATTTCCCGGATCGCTGGTATACCCGGCGGGTATCCATCCTGACGATGATGGGGCTTACTCAGTCGCAAATTAAAGACGTGTGGACTGTTAATTATACCTACGCCAACATGGACGCGGAAATCAGACGACAGCAGCATGAGGCGAAGCAGACCGGCGACCAAACTGATGCTTGACATCCGGCGCAACGGGGTGTAGAATGGGGGGCAATTGAAGTGACGGCGCAAATTCGCCGCCCCGGTTTCTCAAGACCGAAGCAGTAGGCATCTCATATGAAGACCCCAGTTCGTAGGCGGGTTTTCCGGTTAAGGCTATGTGAGATAGCCAACTTGAGAACCCGGACGCCCGTTTACGAAGTGGGGTTTTTGTATCCCCAGAGGAAAATGAAATGAAACTGCGATCTGTTGTAATGGAACACCCGATTAATTCAAGCGCATCCCCAGACGAGCAAGCCAAGCGACTCCTCAAAGTACCAGGAGTCGTATCAATCGATATGGAAGGTTTCTATCTGTCCGACCGCGTATGGTTGATTTCGTTTACCAGCATGGAAGCTGCACAACGAAACTGGAAGCGCTGCATTGCTGCTATTGAGAAAGCCAAAAAGGGCGATTTTTTCGATAGCGAATGGATGAAACAGGAAAGCCAGGAGTGCTTTGCTCGCTTAGATTATGCTGGTCGCAACCCTGTTCGTCTGTATATCTCAAAGACTGAATCATGACCGCACACGAAAGTAGGGGTTTTTGCGTCTATAGGAGATAGTCAAATGAACGAGAATAAAATCCTTTTCCTGCACAACGAAATCTCTGTTGAAGATGGAACTATCATCCAAGTTTCGCTAGATCGTAATGTCGCCCGCGCTATTATCGATATGCTCATTTCACAACTTATTAATGGCGATATGCCGCAATTCGCGGTGTACGGATACGTGACTACTGAAGGGGCGTACGATAGCCGAGAGTTGGTAATTATGCAAACCGCGATAGTGAGCGTGGAGGATCAGACGCCATGACGAATAAACGCATTCGTAAGTGCCACGCAAATATTCTACGAACTGTCATGCAGACCGGACGAAAAGGCGAACATCATGGCAATGCGATTCGCGCTATGATACGGCTTGGTTTTTTGAAAGTAATCAAAGCGGCACCTACTGCTGCGGGTCAGGAATACCGAGTGACAAAGCGCGGGTTAGATATGCTGAATCCTCCAATTGAATATAGCGATAACCCCCATTCATGGGACTGGTGGACGCCATATATTTATGCTGTCCCCCAAAATGTTACTGTCGATCTTATCTGCCCCCACAGTCAATGTAATCACCCCCATACATTTAAGATCACTGACTTTTATCCCTGGGTTGGGGCTACGGGTAATGGCCCAAACGGAAGATTATACCTCTATAATAACGCCAAATATCGCTGCCCAGAATGTCAGACATTTTGGGACGGGGATCAGATTCTGGAAAATAAGAACAATGGGCAGACATTACGCAGCGTTATTTTAGAGTATGTTGAGGACAAATCATGAGCGACGATCAAACCCTATCAAACGATGCCCCGATGCACAAGTCATCCTTGACAGCGCGGGCCGTCGGGTGTAGAATGGGGGGCATCAGGATAAGAACTGACGCGGGTTGCACAGCCCGGTAAGCGCGAGGAAAGAGTCCTTCAGAGTGGGCTTTTCGATATATTCTCCTTGCGCGATATGTCGAAATGTGCAACCCACCCTTAAGGGCTTTTTAGTTTCTCAGGAGTGAACAGCATGACCACCAAACCATTCGTGACCCGTTATTATGAGCAAAAGGCTATTGCTTATCGCAGTTTGTCTCCTAACCGATGGGTGACTACCTACCGCTGCCGGGCATTATTCTCAGATGGCAACGTGCGTATTTTTACTGAAAACGTCACCTACACGCGCCATTGGGATGAGAACGGCATGGCTAGTCTGAGTATGTCTGAGGTGCGGTAATGAGCGAGAAATTTGACCAATTAAACGATCTTCAGAATGAATTGGAGAACGTTGAGAATCGCATTGAGGAAATCGAGACGGAACTAAGCGAACTCGAATGGGAACGCAACAATCTTATTGATGATATTCAACGCCTCAAGGATGATGATGGTGTGGCTACTGAAATAGTCGAAGCCACCTATGATGAAATTAAGCAGGAACATGCTCGTCAGCGCCTTATCGCCAGATATGGTACCGATCAACCAGAAACTATCCATAACTTTTTCGACAATGTAAAGGCCTTCTCACCACAACCAACTAGGCAAATACTCAAGATCAAAGGTATGTTATGAGCGACAAAATCACCATCATCCGGGCGACAAAAAACGCTGATAACCCCTACGTGGTGCTGCGTAAGGCAATACCCCAAGACAAAGAGCTATCATGGGAAGCGCGTGGGATGCTAAGCTACATCCTCTCACAGCCGGACAACTGGAAGGTCATTCCCAAGAACCTGGAACAGAAGTGCGGCAAGTCGGTTGTCTATCGCATCCTCAATGAACTGATCGCTGCCGGATACATTACCCGCACGCCCAAACGTGACCAAAACCAACGCTTTGTAAGCTGGATATATGAGGTTTATGAAGTCCCTCAACCTAAGAAAACTGCCGAAGAAACCGACCCACTTCCCACAAACCCAGAAATGGCTCAGCCAGAAATGGAAAATCGAGACGCATTACTAAGTACTGAATCTTTACCAAGTACTGAGAGTACTAAAAAAGATATTACGTCGGGCGTTGCCGACGTGCCACCTGCCAAGCCGAATGGCCACGAACCGACGCCGAAGAAGGCGCGACCGCGTAACGAGTGGTACGATGTCATTGCTGAGACGATGGGCGTTGAAGGGTTTAAAAACACGCGCATTGCCAATGTGCTGCGCGCATGTGGCAAAGGGGAGTATGCCAAGTATGATTTGGAGGTGCCATTGACCGACCCGGAACAGGTGCGTGAGTTCTGGAAATGGTATCAGAAGGTATGTGCGGGGTGTAGCCTGGGGAGTCCCGCAACGGTGCAAGACTTTGTGATGCGCTGGCAGAAAGAGAAAGCATCCACACCCGCCCGCCCACGTCCGCTTGAACCGATGGAACCGCCACCACCTGACCCGATATACCCTGGCGACGGCATTATCCCTGTGTATGTGCGAGGTGAGGAATGACGCTGAAGCTGTCCTATCGTACCGACTGGCAGTTACCTACCGGCGATACCGCAGACGCATACAAAGCCGCAAAAAGTGCGCTGGCGAAACAGTCAGATACCGGTTGGCTGATCTGGAAGGATACCCTTGCAGCGTTTGTAAAAGCCAACCCGCCGGGCTGGTGCGTCGGGATATATGCCGGGAACAAGCGCAGCAATGAGACGCTGGTTAGCGCCCAACTGATCGGTGTGGACTATGACGATTACCCGGACGAAGACAGTCTAGTCAAACATCCGTTCATCCAACGGTATGCGTATGCGGTTGGTTACACGCCCTCGCATGGGCAACCCTGGCGCACCGGCGCACGGTTACGGGTCTTGTTCTATCTCGACAGTCCGATTGAATCGCACAACGAGCCGGATGAAAAGCCGGTGTATATGCGTTACACGTTAGCGGTCAAAGCGCTGATGACGCAACTGCCGACGGGCTTTGATGACAGTTGCAAGGATGGTGCGCGATTCTTTTTCGGGTGTCAGAAGTGGCCGTATATCTGGCCGGATCATGTCTTGCCAATGGCACAATTACGCGCCTGGTATCAGGAAGCCAAAAGGCAGGAAGACGCGGAACGGCAGGACGTACCCAACGCGCCATTATCCTATGAGTCCATGAGCGCTTATGCAGCAGCGGCACGAGACAATGAGATCGGTAAACTGGCCAGTCAGACCGAACCGGGCCGATACTCCCAATTATTCAAGAGTGCCTGCGCGTTGTATGAACTGGTCAAGGCCGGAATATTGGTGAAGATGCAGATTGACAACGAGCTTGAACAGACGGCGCGGGGTATCGGGTTGGATACTGGTGAAATTAAACATGCGATGAAAGACGCCTGGGATCGTACCCCGCCGCGTGATTTGACAACGGTAAACATCCGCCCTACGAACGGCGCGGTCAGCGGTAGTACACCTCTATCTGCGTCACCGGTCACACCGCCCGCGCCGGTATCCTTCGTTTTCAGCGATGATGCCATTGACCAGGCGGTAGAGGAAATAAATGGCGATGCGATCCCAACCGTCGCCCCGATGCTGAACCCATACAAATTCTTGCACAGGTACGGCGGCTTTGCTCATATGCTCATGCCGGGTAAGGTGATGTATCTGGCGTCGGTATCCGGCGGTGGCAAGACTATCGGCGTCGAGTCCGGCGTGGAAGCCTGTATGCGGCGTGGGATACATAACATTGTGTATTCGCCGGAGTGGACAGACGGCAAGAGCAAGGCGCAGGAACTTATTGCACGCCTGATTCAGCGCAATGGTGGGCCAGACTATCAGTCACAGATGATGCACAAGCTCCACCTGATTGAAAAGGCGAATGGCATTCGAGATGGTGCAGGGCAGCGCATGAAGGACGGCATTATTTCACAAGCGATTGCCAGCGCGTTACAGATGCGACGGTTACCCGGCAAGGCTTTTTATCTGGATACACCCGGATTAAGTACCGAACAGTTATGCGATCAGATCGGGCAGTTGGTACAGGTGAGCATCGACAAAGGCTACCCGGCTAAAACCGCGTGGTTGGACTTTGCACAACTGCTCTGGCTGGAGGATGACAAACGCGCCGGGCGCATCTGGATAGAGACAGCCATTAACCTGTTTAAAGACGTGTGCCGGAAACATAACCTTGTCGGATTTGTGACCAGCCAGGTCAAGAAGACCGACGCAGAAGGCGTGAAGGACGGCAAGGCATTAGAGGCGGATATGATGCAATGGCTCAGTGACCAGCAAGCCAATCTTGTGATGCTGTTTGTGCCTGACCTCGATAACATGGAACGTCCAATATTAGGCACCGACGGCAACCCGCGAATGCGAGCGCGGATCGTCAAGGACAGCATGAAAGGGCCATCGACAGAGTTTTACATCAGTTGGAACCCGCAGCAGTTGCGATGGTTGCATGTGTGCGATACGGAACTGGCAAAAGGAAAGGTGATAAACCTGTGAAACGAGTCAAGATGTGGACAGATGGTAGTTGTCTGGGCAACCCCGGCCCGATGGCGTGGTGTGCGATCCTGGACTACAACGGGACACGCAAGGAAATTACACCAGATGTGTTAGTCGAAGGCACCAATAACCGGGCTGAACTATTGGCTGTCATTGGCGGATTGAAGGCACTCCGAGAACCTTGTGAGGTAGTTGTCACTAGCGATTCTCAGTACGTCGTCAAAGGTGTAAATGAGTGGGATTTACCGGACAAGGGGCGTTGTGAGCAGTGTACCAATGCAGACCTTTGGGGTGATGTCTATACGCTGATTTACGAATCGGGGCATAAGGTCAAGTTCATCTGGCAACGCGGACACGCTGGGCACCGAGAAAATGAACGCTGCAATGCGGTCGCAGAAGGACTATTACACAAGTTGCAGGGAGAGCCAAAATGACCACACTCACACCCGAAGAAAAGGCGCTCAATTCCGCCGTCGCCATGAAAGCCGCACGCGACCGCGAATTGGCAACGCGACGGGCAGAGGCAGCGGAGGAAGCCGCCGAGACGTTCCGCACCGCTGCCGGGTTTCTGTGGCAGACGGTCAAGGCGGCGTATGATGAGTACCTGGAATACGAGAGCCTGAGTGATGCGACGCTAGAGCAGATGCTGACCAGCCTGGAATGGAGCGAGACGGAGCAGGAAGGCGAAACGGAATGAGCGACTATTGGCAAAATTTGCAAGAAGCGATTGACAATTTACCGCCGTTTGAACCACATGAAAAGGCGTGGCAGTGGGATATTGCACGCGCATTTCAGGTACCAGCAGAGATGCTTGAGCAGATTGAGCCGAGTACCTTCGCAGCTACTCGATTGGCGCGGGATGTCTGGTTGCATAGCCTCGGTTTGATGACATCGGCGGAACGACAAGCGCACGAAGCGAATATGTTGAAGCGCCGAGAATATGAAAACGAGGTTCAAGCCGAAATCTATCGCTGGCAAGTCATCGACTATGATATGCCCTGGTGGCCATATTGGCCGCCAAAAGTGTGGGAAGGCGAAACGAAATGACAGACGACCCACTGTTCAACGATGATGACATTTACTTTGATGAACTGATTTGGCCTGAACCGTTAAAAGGTGAATCAATTCATGCCAAAATAAACGCGCCTACCATACGCTCAGAATTTCCAATTCAGCCAGAGGACTCGGACACCGTGACCGTTGACCGTGCGTTGCTGGTGAGACTGGCGCGGTTTGTATACACGATGGAACCGGCAGTTACATACCGAACGAAAGACCTCAACGAATTAATAGTAGTCTGCGAACAGATCATCAGGGAGCATGGGGGATGATGCTATTGCCAGAGCGCAGCGTGACGACGCTGGATACCGTGCATTGTTGCGACTGTTTCACGCTGATGAACGGTTTAGCGGATCGGTCTGTCGATGCGATCATAACCGACATGCCTTACCAAGTCACCGCCTGCACCTGGGATAAACGGGTAGATTTTGATCGATGGTGGACAGCGGTTAAGCGCATCCTGAAGCCGCGCGGCGTGATGGTGACGACGGCCAGCCAACCGTTTACGAGTATGCTGGTCATGAGCAATCTCGAATGGTTTCGGTATGAATGGGTATGGAGAAAAAATAGAGGTTCAAATTTTTTGAATGGCAAAATTGAACCCATGAAAGAACATGAAAACATCTTAGTTTTTGCGTTAGGACAACCTCAATATTATCCAGTTTGGATTGAACGCAAAGATAAAGCGCGGGCAAAATATGGATATAAACCAGATGTTCGCATAAAAACAGGACATGTTTTTGGAGATGTCAATTTTGGGCATCGAAAAGCCTTTAGCGTTGAAGAACGGACACCTAGTTCAGTGTTAGAACATATTTGTGAAAACGGTTTTCATCCCACGCAGAAGCCCGTCTCCCTTTACGACTATTTGATCCGCACGTACACCCAACCGGGCGACGTTATTCTTGACCCGTTTATGGGCAGCGGTACAACAGGGGTGGCAGCATTAAAAACTGGACGGCATTATATCGGCTGCGATGTCAGCGCGGAATACGTCAACTTGGCACGCCAGCGCATTCAGAACAGCGATCCGTATCAGGCCAGCATTCTACCGACCGGCGAAACGCAACTGAGTCTATTCGAGGTGAACACATGACCCGCCCCAACCAGCCGACCTATGACACCCTCTATGCCAACGCCAGCGTATACCTGACGTGCCAGGCGTGCCCGATGGATGACCTGAAACGATGGGCAGCGTTGAAAGGCGACCCGGTGTTTAGCGCCAAAGTGGCGGCATTCGTGGAAACGTATGAGGACGTGCGGGAATATGTACGCGGCAAGATGGCAGAGCGATGAGGAGGATAGAAGACAATGGGCAAAAGCAGCATATCATATCTGGACTGGCTCGTATCAACACAGAGTTTCAACTGTCGTAAGGTATCGCCGGGATGCGCGAATTGTTATGCAGAGCGCATGATGTCACGGTTAGGGCAGGTTTTCGACGGGATGCCTAAGCCGGAAATGGCTCCTACCATTGCGCGGCGGTTTGACGAGATACCGTCGGGTAGTGTATGCGGGTTGGATTTCATGTCTGATTTCGGGCTTGCTTCACTGGAACACTGGCGGGATATATTCGCGAAGGTCGCCCAGCGTGACGATTGCCAGTTCGTGTTTACGACCAAACGACCGGAGCGCTTTGAGGCACACGGGCATGAGTTGACCTGGCCGGATAACCTGTGGATGGGCGTGAGCATCGAAAACGGTGATTACAACTACCGTGCGGACATCCTCAAGCGCATTCCGGCGAAACACTACTGGCTGTCCATTGAGCCGATGATTGGCTGCGTCGATGGGCTTGACTTGACACTGATTGAATGGATTGTAACGGGGGGTGAGAGTGGTAAGAACCGCCGCCATTTCGATCCACAGTGGGCATATGACATCGGACAGCAGGCGCTTGAGATTGGGGTGGAATGGTATCACAAGCAGGGAAGTTGCGAACGCCCGGACACGAATCGAATACTTTTCGGACATGAGTACAACGGCAAACCGGCGGCGTTCAAACGGCCATTCATCAAGGTCGTGCCAGAGCCAGAGCAGTTACGATTGTTTTGAGTTGACCAGGGGACTGGTATTGCCTTTTACAATTCGTCCGAGGTCGGATGAGTAGCAGACCCCTGTTGGCCCGGCGGGTGACAGCGTCGGGCTTTTTTGTAAGGTGGGCCAGGGAAATTGTAATAATTGGCTTGACAAGTTGCATAACATGGGTATAATGAAATACATCACTTGGTGTAGGGAGGATAGATAAGATGGAATGTACACAGGAACAAATTGCATTAGTTACCGGAGACCGCGCCGATGTCTGGCAAGATAAAGATGGTTGGGGTTTTCGTATTGTATCACCAGAGAATATCAACCAGAGCGTTTTCGCCAATGAATCGGTATTGATGTCTACCGATGTGACCGGCTTTGATACCCGCCAAAAGGCGATTGAAGGAATACAGGATTATATCGAGGCATTACAGCGTGGTGATCCGATGAAATTCCAACTGGTCATTAGTGCGCGCCAGCGACTCTTTCTGGATGCCATTGCTCGTAATAACGGCGAATCAGTCGGACAGGTGATTCGTATTGCCATCCGATTTTACATGCGGTCGCTTGGTATTGACTGGCCAATGGACATCGCATGGGGCGGGCCGCGAGGTATGCCATCAGATGATAATCAGGTTGTGAATGGGACAACTTGATTTGAGGAGCCTAACTGCTTAGTGGCTTCGTAACGGCAGTGCTGTTTTATAGTTCCCTGATTCGCCAAAACCGCCCATCGTGGCGGTTTTGGTTGCATGGTTGACAATTTGGGATAAGTTGCGATACACTTGGGATATGGATACTTCTTCATGGTGGCACGATATAAGCATCTGGCGCAATGCCTTCGACTACGACACGGTTTCGCGGCCAGTGGAAAACGAAGCCCTCGAAAATATTTATCACGAAGTCCTCAAGATGACCCCCAAACAAAAACACGCCTTAGCCGACTGGCTGGCCAGTGAAGGCGCGGACTTCTGCCGTGCGATCCTGCGCGATATGCGCCGGGATGCGAGCCTCAAGGACAAGCTGGCGGCACGGGGTAAGACGCTTAACTTTGTCAACGTTGGCACGCCTCGACATGAAAAGTTAATGAGTGTTGAAGTATCATTGACTTGACAACGCATGTTTCGGGTGTATACTGTACATAGGACGCAATGCGTCTATTTGATTCTATGGTAACATCCCCGGCGGCTCTTGCCCTGAGTTGACCCTCACTAGAGAAAGGAGCCGTGCCCTTGCGTGTTCCTTTACGCCGTCGGGGTTTCCCTTTGAGGTGACAATGGCATCGAATGTAAACCTGACTCGCACCACGCTGCCACAAGGCGCTTCTTATTTGACGACTTTGCACATCACCTGGTTAGATGAGGACAATAACCCGCAGGACGCGGAAGAAACGCGCGAGATGAACAGTCAACTGAATTGGTTCAAAACGAACTGCGATCCGACGATTGTCGCGGAAATGATTGGCGACTGGCTTTATCAGATTGAACGCATACGCCAGGGGATTGATACGCCGGAAGGTCTCGCATGACCACCTATTATGTCGGCTCTGATGGTAATGACGGCAACACGGGAACCTCGTGGGCGCAGCGCAAACTGACACTCAACGGGGTAGAGGACATACCGGTTACAGATAATGACCTGGTGTGGGTTGGTGCAGGCACCTACCGCGAGCAGTTAACCGTTGATGTATCGGGTGCGGCTGAAATTGAATACAGAGCCGACACGACAGGCGCGAATACGGATGGTATCGGCGGGGTCGTACGGATCACCGGCAGTGACAATGATATGACAGCCGCTCGCAGTTATGGCATTTATGGCAACGGCAAAAACAACCGCACGTTTACGGGGTTTGTTATTGACGGTTGTGCCAACTTCGGCATTGACATGTTAGGTAACAACCTCACCATTCAGGACTGCATTCTAACTGGCTGTGCCTACGGGATGATTTTACGCACAGGTACGAACGGCGCGATTCAGCGTGTGAAGGCGTTATTTAACCAGACGGCGGGGATCGCCATTGGAAACGCGGTTGCGGAAGATAACACCAACACGCTCATTCAAAATGTAGATTGCCTATGTAATGGATTGTATGGTATTCATGGCCTCGGTAAAGGCAGCGTGACGATTAAAAACGTCCTGCTGTCGGGAAACAGCGTCGGGATGCGCGAACAAACGGCGCTGACCGTAGGCCAGACGATTACGATCAATAACAGCATTATCACCGGCAATGTGACCGGTCTACAGGCGACGGTATTAGGGGAAATACTTGAGGATTATAACAACATTGCGTTATGCACGAACCTACGCCTCAACGTCGCTGTTGGCGCACACAGCAATGCGTATTTGCCACAGTTGGACGTGGGGCGATTGGTCGAAGGACGGCAGTACAGCGTACAGTTGGGCAAATTAGCATCGTATTCACAGTTGACCAGTATCGCAGGAACCGGCGAGCCGGCAGACGATTTACATGGCTTCACCCGCGCGAGTCCGTCCAGTTGGGGCAGCACGCAGTATGAGGCAACGCGCCGGGCCTGGGATAGCGGTGAACCACGCGGGAGACGCGGCGTATGAACGAACGTAAACGCGCAAGCACGGATTATCCGATAAACTTCTTGATGGTCAGTACGATTGATAACAAGACCGGGGTGACGGGTCTATCTCCCACCGTGACGATTAATAAAAACGGCGCGGGTTGGGGTGCGCCTGCTGGCGCGGTATCGGATGAAGGTAACGGCTGGTATGCGCTGGCTGGTAACGCAACTGACCGCGAAACGTTAGGTGAACTGCTGATTCATGCGGAGGCAACTGGAGCCAATACGGTTGATTTCAAAGTGGACATTATTACAGATGACCCTTATGGATTCAGCGCAGATGTTGCCGATGCTGTGTGGGACGAAATTCTGACCGGCGCAACGCATAACATCGCAACATCTGCTGGACGGCGATTGCGCGAATTGGCAGGTAATATTATCTATTCGGGTACGTGTCAGGCAGGCAGCACCAGCAATACCATTGTGTTGGATGCTGGCGCAAGTGCGATTGATGGTTCCTATGATCCATCAACTATTGCGCTGGTAGAAGGTACTGGCGCGGGGCAATGTCGGAATATCCTCCAATATGACGGTGCAACTCGCACGGCGGCGGTAGACCGTGATTGGAAGGTCACGCCCGATGCAACCAGTGAATTTATTATCAATGGCAACGCGGGCCGCGAACACGTCAATGAAGGACTGGCGCAAGGCGGCGCAGCCAATACCATCACGCTCAATACGCTGGCAAGTGCGGCGGATGATGCCTATAACGGTCAGGTAATATTTATCCGGTCGGGAACCGGTGCAGACCAGGTGCGGTGGGTCACAGCCTACAATGGTACGACGAAAGTGGCCATGGTTAACGATACCTGGGATACCACGCCGGATACTACTAGCGCCTATTGTATACTACCGGCGGGAATGCAGAACCTGTCAATGTCCGACGCCATTACTGCGGTATTGACGATGCCGGGGCAGGGCGACCCATCTGCAACGCCGACCTTAACCGAGGCGCTCATGTATCTGTATAAAATCGCCCGTAACAAACAGACGTTCAACAAGACGACCGGCGTATACAGCCTGTATGCAGATGATGGTACGACGGTCGATCAGAAACAAACGTCTACGGATGACAGCACGACCTTCACACGTGGCGAACTGGAAAGTGGCGCGTAATGACAAGCTTTAACACACCAGAGAAACGTGCCAGCGTGTGCGGACACGGGTTGCCGTTTCGATGTATGCTCCCGTTCCCCAATGGGAGCATTGACGCAGACGATCGGGCTATGTTGATGGGGTTGTATGCATATCCATTATCGGGCGTGACATCTATTGATTATGATTACAACCTATTCGCTGTCGGCGCTGAGTCGGTGGTGTTAACTGTCGGCGCTGAACCGGTTGTCTTTGCCGTTGGTGCTAACCCGGTGATATTTGTAGTTCCTGCGAGAGATTGACCATGCCGTTTAATGCACCACCCCGTGATCCCAGTGACATTGATTACATCGGTATTGACTGGTCTGCCTGGTTAACGAACCGCGATAACGATACCATTGTAACTAGCACGTGGCCGGAGGTCGATGGATTGACGATTGTTAGCCAGTCGAATACGACTACCACTACCACGGTTGTTTTAAGCGGCGGTACGGCAGACAATCGCTACACGGTGACAAATCGCATCGTGACGGCGAATGGTTTGCAGAAAGACCGGTCGATTGTGATACATGTAAGAAACCTGTAGAGGTGTGATGAAACGTAGACGTAAGCGATATGATGACAAGTTCAGAGCATCAGCCGTTGTGATGCTTGAGTCTCAGGGATACCCCACGCAAGAGGGTGCATTGACGTATGTATCGAAAGCGTTGGACGTACCGATGGCTACGTTGCATCGCTGGTTTCACGGCAAACAAAACCCACCCCCTTCCGATTTGGTAAACGAAAAAAGGCCAGAACTCGAAATTGTATTCGAAGACATCGCTTACAAGATGTTGGCTCATGCGTCGCGTGATGACGTGATTGAGGAGATGTCCGGTAAGGATGCGGTGATTGCCGGGGCGACGGCGGTTGACAAAATGCGGTTGCTCAAAGGACTGCCGACTGAGATCATCGGCGTGCTACCTAATTTTATTCAGGCATTAACGCAAGCAGGCAAAGACCCTAAGGAGTTCATGGATCGTGTCATTGATCGTCTCACCAACGAACACTACGTACAATGACATTGACGACGATGAACTGATTGACGTTGGATTAGGCACAACGGCAACGGGCGCGGTTGATGTTGACTATGCTGCATACCTTACTATCCTGGATAAGCAGTTATCATTAACCCGTTATCAACCGAACCGCATTCAGCAGGATTATGCCACACATCGAACCGGTCGCGACCTGATATTGAAAGCTCGGCAGGTTGGTATTAGTACCGCCATTCAAGCGGATATGTTTGTTGAAGCGGTGTCGCAGACTAGTTTACAGGCGACATTGGCACATGACGCGGATACCACCGCGAAACTCAGGCGTATGGCAAAACGGTTCTATGAGAACCTATCTGATGCGATACGTCCGCCACGAAGCCTCGATAATGCAACGACAACTGTATACGGACATACCGGCTCTGAAGTAACAATTGCAACGGCAGGCAGTCTTAACATTGGACGTGGTGGTACGTATAACCGCGTGCATGGAAGTGAGGTTGCTTTCTGGAAAGATGCGGACTCGATCATGTCCGGGTTGCTTCAGGGTGTGCCCATCGGTGGATCAATTGAATTGGAAAGTACCGCAAACGGCGCACAGGGTTGGTTTTATGATCGGTGCATGGAGGCGCTGAATGGGGATGGCGAATGGACGCTACACTTCTACCCCTGGTGGTGGCAGGACGAATACCGGCTAGAACTGGAACCGGGTGAAAAAATAAGTTACACATCAGATGAACAAGCGCTTGTTGACCAGCACGGATTGACACCGGAACAGATCAAATGGCGGCGCGGAAAACAGCAAGAACTCCCGTTTACATTTGCACAAGAATATCCAGAAGACCCGTATCAATGTTTCCTGACATCCGGGAAAGGCTTCTTTGGTAATATCGAGCATGTGTATACCGCGCCATTAGAAGCCCAACCCGTACCGGGCGAGGTATATATAGCTGGGTTAGATTTTGGCCAAACAAACGATTGGACAGTTCTTATTGTTCTGAATAAACGTACCTATCAGATGGTTGATATGTTACGTATAAGCCGTCTCAAATGGCAAGATATGCGTGCCCAGATTGCGCGAAAAGCGCATTACTGGAATAACGCGCAGGTCATTGGTGAAGCCAACAACATGGGGCAAACGAACATCGAACTTTTGCAAAGTGGCGAATATGATGAGAACGGCAACCTGCTTTACACTGGCATTGATTTGTATGCTTTCGATACGACGCCTCAAAGCAAACCACCGCTTATTCGAGGTGTTTATCACGCGCTCCATGAGCAGGGCGTAACTTTGCAAGCCATTACGGAATTGCGCCATGAGATACGCTCTTTTATCTCAAAACAAACTGCGTCAGGCCATTGGAGTTATGAAGGCGGCAATGGGGCACATGACGACACGGTGATTGCGTTGGCGCTGGCGTGGCATGGCGCACAATTTAACTCTAAGATCGAGGTGATTTTTGCCTGAGACACGATTTCTTACACGGTTACGCACAGCGGCGCAGGTGCTGCGTGGGACAACGTTTCCATTTCCGAATTACCAATTGCCGATGACAATCAATGGGTTAGCAATCCCCTACGGCGGCGGCGCGGACTATGGCGACAGCAACCACAGCTTTGCGCGTGCTTATACTGCCGTGTGGGCGGTGCGGACATGCGTGGATACCTACGCCTATGCTATCGGTCAGATACCGACGCGGGTTATTTACAATGCGACCTACGACCGCAAGAATGATAAAGAATTAGCCAGATCGGATGATGTCAAGCCGCGTCACATCTGGTATGAGGCGACCCGCTGGCACCAACGGCAGTTAAACATCGGCCTCATATCAGCCATGCTGTACAACAGTATGCTAACCGATGCCATTTACACGCTGAAACTGATGTCGCAGTACAACAGCAGTCCGCGTTTGCAGGTGTTGAATAGCCAGGGTATGACGGTGGAGGATTCGCGTGGTTACGTGACCCGGTTTTATTATAGTGCGCCGGGTGGACAGCAGACATATGAGCCGGATGTCATTGCGTACAATCATGGATTCAACCCGTTTTACGATACTCGCGGGGCGAGTCTGGTTGCTAGCATCATTAACAAGATCAATATTGACCAGAACCTAGATACGTTTTTGCAGGCGTTTTTCCAGAACGATGCTATGCCAGGGCAGACGATTGCCCCGCCATCGGGAGATCAATGGACAGACTCGCAGTGGGAAACGATCAAGGCGATTTTTCAGGAAATGCGAGGTGTTCGGAACCGCCGCCGCACGGCTTTGTTCAATCAGCCGGTAGACGTGACAAACAATGAAGAGCCGGACATCAGTAAGCACATGTCCATCGAAGACCCGGTTGTCACCGCGATCTTTTCAGCGTTCGGTGTTCCGCAAGCGTTGGTGGGTGATAACAGCGCCACGCCGTACAAAGATGCGCCCGCGCTCATGGAGAACTTTATCCGACTGCGGATCAAACCGATTGCGCTTGATTTGCAGAACTATATCAATGATCTGTGTTTGCCACACCTGGATAAGAGCCGTGATGTACGCTTTGAATTTGATTTTTCCGCGTTGGAAAGTGCCGACACGACCAATGTTAACCTGTATGAAATTGGCAACGCTTACGTTAATAACCTGAATACGCTGAATGAGGCCCGCGAGAAGATGGGCGATCCGCCGTTAGAAGGTGGCGATCGGTTATCGAATGGATTGACGCTGGAACAGATTAAAGCCGGTGTGTATGTCAAGCCGGATGGGTCTATCGTTATGCCAGAGGCACAACCCATCACACCCACCGCACCGACGGCGTTACCCGCTACTCAGACGCCCGCGTTACTTCCTGCACAGGCCGAACGTGAGGAAACACACTCCGGCACGATTATGCTCGGATTGGCGAATGATGCCAGTCTGGTCACGTTGCAACAGCAGGTCAAAACGTTTATGAAAGGTGTGCAGGTTGAATGGAACGCGCCGGACACATTCCACGTGACGCTCATTCACCTGCCGGACGTGGACGACGGTGGCTTAGCGCGGCTCATGTCCTGGTGCCAGTCGGTTGATCTCCCGGCGTTGGCGCTCAAGGTTGGTAGTCTGAATTATTTTCAGGGTGTCGGGGAATACGCGGTGCATTTCCGTATCCGGCAAAACCAGACGCTAACCGACCTGCAAACCAGCACGGCGGACTGGCTCGAAGGGCAAGGGTACACGCTATCACCTTACAGTCAACCTTCGATGTACGCGCCGCATATCACGATGGGTTACGCACAGGACAAGCCGCAGCGCTGGACGTTTGACAGCAAATTGAGCGTGCAACCGCAGGCGTTACAACTGTCCTACAATGGCGAAATTGTGTACGAACGCGATTGGCCGGAGGTTTCCCGGCATATACACCAGCACAGTGAAGGCGTCGAGACATGGGAACTGGAAACGCCCGATACCTTGCACGAGGCACAGCTTAAAGAACTTGACCATTGGATGCTGTTTACCAAGCAGCACTTTACCAACCGTGCCAAACGGGACGGCTACGAATGCACCTACCTGAGAGGCGACAAAGCCGAGCGTATCATGACCGCGATTCAGGCCGCGCCGTCGTGGGATGACTGCCAGATATTCCGTAAAATCCGGCAGGAAATGGCGGTGCGGGATGTACAGGCAACCCGGTTACAGTTTGAAGATGCGTTTGATACCGCGATCAAAGCCGCGTTAGATGGGCATATGAACCGGCGGCAGTGGGGTATTGAGATGCGCCGTATCGTCTTGAGAGGGATCAATGCAGCCTATCGGGACGGTCTCAAGGCGGGCGGCGTGGATGATGAACCTGACCAGGCCGAGCAGGAGAAGATTACCGAACTGAACCTGAATCAGCGCGAATATATCAATAACCTGTCAAAGCGACTGTTCAAAGACGAAGCGGTTACGCCGGAAATGGCCGAACAGCGCGCTCAAATGTGGTGGGGTAATTCCATTCAGCCCGCGTATTATGCCGGTTTCGAGAGTGCCGCTAAAAACCAGATGGTTGAATTTGTTGGGGATGACGGTGAGGAATCGTGTACGGACTGCCAGCGCTTGAAAGGACAACGTCACCGGCTCAAAGATTGGACACGTAAGAACATGGTGCCTCAGCAGGACGGTGAATCCTATGAATGCGGCGGGTGGCAATGTCAGCACTATTTAGCAGCGATTGAAGGTCGGGCGCGAGGGAGTTGGTAACGATGCCTTACGGAAAATGGAAAGGCGGCGAACAGATATGTGTCTACAAAAAAGACGCGGACGGCAACCGTATCGGCGCGAGTTTAGGCTGCCATGCAACGGAGGACGCCGCCGACGCCCAGATAGCCGCGTTGTATGCCAATGAGACACGCTCCGAAGATGTGCAATACTTCTCTGGCGGTTTGGTGCGCGCGGTCGGTAATGGTATCGTTGAGGGATTGCTTGTGCCATTCAATACGCCGGACAATCCCGACTGGTACGGGACGTATTTTGATGCTAACACGGATTATGTGACTGAAGACTTTCCGCCATTACGCGCGGTTGTGTTGTACGATCACGGACTTGATGAAACGCTCAACATACGCAACTTAGGCACGCCGATGCGGGCAAAGTTTACCGATGCCGGGTTATGGTTCCAGGCACAATTGAAACTCCGTGATGAATGGGAACAAGAGGTTTACAAACTGGCTGAGGATGGCAAACTCGGCTGGTCAAGTGGCGCATTGCCGCAGAGTGTTGAAGTGGCCGAAGATGGGCATATTGAACGCTGGGCGATTATTGACGCCACGTTAACGCCCCGTCCGGCGGCGGTGCCTTATGCCAGTCAGATTTACACCCGGAGTGCATACCAGAGAGCCTTACAGGCAGCGACAACAGGTACAGACCTGAAAACGTTGGTAAAGCGTTCTGAATCTGCACTACCGTTATCAACAGACAAACGACAGGAGAATCCAGACATGGATGCTGAAAAGCTACAGCAAATCGCTGCGATGGTACAAGAAGCGGCTCAGATGTTAATCGAGTACGCCAATGCGGCCCAGCAGCAGAATGGCGGGGAACCAATGCCCCCGGAAGTCCAGCAGGAAATGGCGAATGAGTTGAATACCGCCATGAATGCACGTATTGCCGAGATGGAAGAAGCGCTTGCTGAAATGAGCGAAGACAAACGGCAGATGTGGGTTGACCAGGAATTGGCCAAAGCCCTGCCGGAAGCCATCAAAGCGTATGAGAAGCGTAAAGCCGAACGCGCCGCGCAGTTTCAGAATGCGGCCCGCGATGCTTATAAGCAGGTTGAACCGAAACCCGCCCCCGGTTATGTCGGCGGCAATGGTGCGACAACGGTCAACCAGGTAGGACGTGCGGCGAAACCGGGCCTCGGTGATTTCGTGCGCGGTATCTATCACAAAGACTCATCGTTCCGCGCTCAGAATCCGTATGTTGGCCCGTTGGGCGGCTATATGTTGGGGCAGGAAATCGCCCCGGATATTCTCGACCCGCTGACCGCTGAAGTCACGATGTTTGATATGGGCGTGCAGCAGACTCGCGTGAGTGGCGTCGGCACCTACACCGTCAACAAAATGACCGCTGCGCCGTCGGCTTATCGTCCTGGTATCAACCAGGCGATTACCGATGATGAAGCGACCTTTGGCACCGTGACGGCATTCCTGCGCCCCATCGCTGCCGAGGTCATTATCCCGCGTCAACTGCTTATGCAAACCAGTTTGCCGATTGACCAGAAAATCCGCGATCAGGCAATCCGCGCGATTAAACTACAAATCGACAAAGAAATTCTGGTTGGTGAAGGCGTGGTCAACAGTGACACCGGCGCGGAAATTCGCGGTATTCTGCGCGTGCTGGAAGGTCATAGCACGCTGTCATCGACTAACGTCATCACACTGGCGACCAATGGTCGTATGCCCAAGTTTACCGATCTGACCGCTGCTGAAACGCAGGTTGCGACCGGCAACGTCAAGCTTGACGGCGATACCTCCGGCTGGGTTATGCACCCACGCACGCGTGGTACGTTCCGCAGTCTGACGACCACCACCGGCGAACCGCTGCTGCATGAAAACTACAGCCAGAAACCGTATGAAGACTTGGTTGGGTATAAGGTCGGTAATACAACACAGGTGCCGATCAACATCACAACCGGCACGAATACCGATACCAGCTACATTTTCCTCGGTAACTTCATGTACGGCGAATACGTCATGAGCAATGACGTGGAAGTGATCGTTGATGAAATGACGCTGGCCGGGTCGCTTCAGGTACGCTTGATCTTCTACACCTACAGCGACTTTATCATGCACTATCCCGAAGCCTTCTATGTCATGAAGGGAGTAAGAGCATCATGATTACCTTTAACCTCGATGTAGACAATCTGTTCGTCGAAGCGCAGGCGTCCAACCCGGACTACAGCGCGACACTGGACGTGTCTAGCTATGTCGGCAATGTGTGGCTGAATGTGGCCTGCAATGCCACCGGCACGGATACACCCGCGATTACGGTTGAACATTCGGCAGATGACAGCACTTATGCTGCGGTTCCGGCGTCTTCGCTGATGAATACCAGCACTGGGGCAGCCGATACGTTCACTACACCAACGGCCAGCACAGCGCAGGATGAAACGCTCGTGCTGAATCGTCAGCAGTTGAAGCGCTATGTTCGCGTGGTTCTGACCGGAGCGGTATCCAGCGCACGGACGTTCAGCATTACCGCTGTCGGCCAGCCTGCCTATACCGACGCATAAGGGGGTGTGTGATGGTTAACTTCATTAATCGCCCCGCGAAAAATCTGATTCAGGGCGCGCCGGACTTGCTTGACCCGGATGTGCTATCCCTGTTGTTTGCCGGTGTGGATGATGTCTGGTACGTCGATAGCAATAATGACGGCACCGGCGTCAGCACCGACGGCTTAACCTGGGATACGGCATTCGCAACGGTTCAGGAAGCGATCACGGCACACAATGCGACAATCGACTGGACAGCTACGCCGATGCGCTATGGGTGTATCTTCGTTGCACCGGGCGTGTATGATGAAAACTTGACGCCGCCTTACTACTGCTATGTCATTGGTGGCGGTGTGCGTGGTACGGACACGAGCGCCGAAATCCATCCAACGACCGGGTCATGCCTGACCGGTACACTGTTGGGGACGGTGCTTATCAATCTGCGCTTTGAAACCAACGAAGCCGTAGACTGCCTGAATATCGGCATCTGCAATAACTCGGAAATCGCGCATTGCGTGTTTACCAATGGCGCAGCGGTTGCAGCTACGGCGCTATCAACCGATAACTGCACGCATCTTCATTTCCACCATAACTATGTGGAAAGCGGGCAGACGACCGGCATGGCGCACGGGCTGTACTTTCAGGGTGGTTCCAACAAATACGCGCACAATATCCACGTGCATGACAATTCGATCATCACGTCTACAACAGGTGTGTATATCGCGTCGAACTGCACGGCTTCAGAAGCGCGTATCGGGCCGAATAACTTCATCCGCTGCACAGGGGCAGGAAGTAAAGGCGTGGACGATAATGGCGGCGTGACGCTGGTCTATGGCAACTGGATCAGTGCCATTGACGCTATTGAACATGGCGGCGGCGCGGCCTACACGGTTGGCAACAGTGTCGTCAATGATGGCACCGGCGCTAAAGAAGCCGCGAATAGTTAGGAGCGTAAACCATGAACAGTGTCACGATGAAAGTGAAGATGGTCTACGATCATCCCTATGGCAACCCGAATCCGAATGCAGAATGGATACCGGGAGCGCCTGAAGCGACAGCGGGTAAGGTTATCGAAGTGCTGTTTGGTGTAGGCGCGGCGTTGATTGCCAGCGAATATGCTGAACCAGCACCGGAGAAGAAACCAAAACCGATTGAAGCGGAACCGGCGAAAGCCAAGTCTGAGTAATGCAATCCAACAGGGGCGGGTCGTAAATCCCCGCCCCTAACCCGAAAGGTCAAACATGGGTGAAATCGTTCGTTATACCATTGCATGCACGCCCGCCGTCGGCGCAACTGGCACCGGTGACGCCACTGTTACGGTTATTTCAGACAACAAAATCACTGGCACGGTGCGCGATGTCTATCTCGAATACCTGGACAGCCCGCCCGCCGGTACAACGGATGTGACGATTGTCGAGGCGTACAATGACCCGGCACAGGCAATTCTTGCGGTTGCAAATGCGGCAACCGCCGGTTGGTTCGCGCCAATGAAACAGGCGGTACTCAATACGTCCGGCGCGGCAATTACCAACCAGGGCAGCCCGGTTATTGTAGACGACTATATCAGCGTGACCATCGCGCAAGCCAACGATGATGACGGCGTGAATGTGACGCTGGTTGTGGAACGCTAGTGTTCAGTCTTTCGATCAGTTTCGACAGCGATGTAATGGATGCCTTGCAAGAAACGCTGGATACTGCCCCGCGCACGACGAACACGATTGTCAACCGGTCGATATTGCCGGACTTCGTGCAGCGGGTGAAACAGGACGTCACGCCCTATCCGGGGCCAGCGAAACACCCAATTGAATGGGAATCGCAGCGGCAAAAGAATTATGTGCTAGGATTTGTCCTGAAACGTGATGAGCAAGGGAATATCATTCCCTACCAGCGCTCTGGACGTTTCGGTGAGGCGTGGGAACTGAACTACACCGAACTGGAAAGCGGCGGGCAAATCACCATCACCAACACGGCCAAAACCAAACACGGCGAAAACTTGGCGCAGTTCATCGTCGGCGCACGGCAGCAGCCCTTCCATCGCAATACCGGCTGGCCGAAAGCAGATGACAAGCTTGCAATTATCCAGCAGGACTTGACCGACGCCGTAATTGATGCGTATTTCAGTATCATCAACGCGCCGCCCGGCACACGGTTTATTTAGGAGCGATATGAATACCCGACCAGCCAGCACCTACACGACTCCGGCGCAACTCAATAAACAACTGCCGAAAGCCATTACCGACGAAGAAAGTGCGTCAATGGCGACTGAATATGGCAGTTATTATACCTACATCCTGGACGATTGTTTCGCGTATAGCAAGATCATTGAGGACAAAACGCAGCGTACCTTTGTGCCTTATGCTGCCGAAAAGGTGTACTACTTCCGCGACTTGGTTGCGGCGGGTGATTGGTACGTCGCCGATGGCCGGTACGTGCTGCGACTGGACGAAGACCTACTGACGGTGGATAGCATCGACTTGAACGGCACGGATATGGACACGGATACGTATTATCTGGCCGATATGAATGCCCGACCGAATACTTACCCGTACCGGTCGATTGTGTTTGACAGTGACGAAGTGCCTACTTGGAATACCGGGTTTAGCACGTGCATCACGATTACCGGCGAATGGGGCGTGCAGGACAACAGCAGCGATGCTTACGATACCGTCGGGACGTTGGCAGCAGCGGTCAGCAGTACGACAGCGACCACGCTATCGGTTGCCAGTGCCAACCTGTATAACGTCTATGATTATGTTCGTATTGATGATGAATTGATGTTGGTTACAGCCTTAACGACTACCGGAGACCCGCAATCGCTCACGGTCAAGCGCGGTGTGAATGGTTTTACGGCTGCGACTCATGATAACGCCGTCAGCATCACGCGCTGGAATGTGGTTTCAGACGTGCAAAAACTGGCAACGAAGATGGTTGCCTATGCCTACCAACGGCGCAGTGACGCCGGGGAACGAGTACAGATGATTGATAACCAGTTGGTGATTGCTCAGTTCGACAAGGAACTCTCGCAGATTGCCGAACGGCGACGTTATGGACGCATTGCGGAGGCGCTGTAGATGGGCATTACCGTTGATACACGCGACCGGCTCTGTGTCATTGAGCGCACCATGAGTTACAACGGCACATCGCTCAAAGCCAGCGCCAACGTGCCGGAGCGTTTGCAGGCCAATCAATGCCCGATATTCATCAATATTCCAGGCCGGGCTGTGCGCCGACCAATAGCGGATCGTTGGTGCATGGTCACACGCACCTGGAACTGTAAACTGTATGCGCTGGCGGTTGGTGATGCGCTGCTGACCGCCGCCGAAAATATGCTTTACGATTATATCGACCTGTTTTATGATACCTTCGTGGCAGTGCCACGGCTGGAATACAACAATGATATTCTGGATTATTTGCGAGGGACGGAATTAACCGGGGACAGCGGAATCCTTGTGGAAAGTTATCCGCAGAACGACCCGCAGTCGCCGTATTTTTATACCGTCACGTTCAATCTGGACGTGAGCCATCGTATTCTGTTAGGTGATTAACCAGAGGAGTCAGCAATGACAGCAACATCAGGTGCCATGCTTGGCATGTTCAAGGCTTTTGTCGGATTCAGGGACAGCAACGGCTACCCGATGGGTGTCTACACTGACCCGGATAATGCCCCGCATAATGCGGTTTATACCCCGCTGCTGCTGCCCGGCCCGATTAACGTTGCCAGCCCGGCGATTTCGCGGTTGGTGGCGTTTGCGACTGGCGGCCAGCGCCTGCTGAATAAGCGCGTGTTGGGCGTGCAGGACATCGGGGATTTTCAATTTACGCTGGCGCATTATTCGGAAACGTTTAACGCGCTGATTTCGCAGACGACGGTGGATGAAACCACGCTCACCAGCGTGGCCACAACCGCGCCCAATACCGGTCTGGCAGAGCCGCCACAGATGTTCATCGGGTTCATTCTGGGCTTTGATACGATTGACGGCGATCATCAATTCCTGACGATGATTTACCACAACGTCCAGATTGCGAACTACATTCCGTCCGGGTCAACGGCAGGCGGCGAAAACCCCAACCCGCTGACCTACACGGTCACGCCGTCGCCGAGTGCCCGTACCATGTCCGGTCTGCTCTACGAAGACACAGCGCTGGCGGTTACAGACGACCGGGATATTTTGTCCTGCTACCGCTTTCAGTATGGCTTGCTGCCTGTGACATATGTAGACGATAACAGCGCGGGATCATTCACGCTGCCTTATCTGCCGGTTGACGATGATGAAACAGGCGCAGCGGTGAACAGCATCACCAAGCAGGGCGCAATTACGGCGGTTACATCCGTTGCAACAGCGACCGGATTGGTTACACTGGTGGCGGCGGGCACGGACTTTGACCGATGGGTTGTGCTCTATCCAACGGCTTTCGCCACTGCATAACGATGGACGAGCGGCTCGGACGTGAAGCGACGAACACCGCGAGACGAACATGGCCGGAGGTTACGGTTTCCGGCCATGCTTACGTTAAGCCTGGCACAACCGTGAGCTTACCGAATGGTTACTTTGCGGTTGTGGACGTGTTTATCAAACAAGAAACAGTGGATGCGCTGATACTGGAACTGCGACAGGTTATCGCAGGGGAGCAAAAACAGGATGAAAAACGAAGCGTTGCAAAAGGTCGCGCGCGAACATCAAAGTCAGAATGGAACCGTGACGGTGTGGATTCTGCCGTTTCGTCCGATATGGCTGAACGTGCCGGAGAAGACCCTACAGGATAGCATCGGGGATGATGCGACCAGTAACCGGGCGGTGTTCTGCCGGTTTAATGCTTACCTGTTGGATGTGAAAGCAACAAAAGACGCGCCGGTCTATTGGCAGCTTGCCGCGCAATATTTCAAGGAGCGCACCGGCGATATTGTCAAGGACTGGGAGTTGTTCCAGACGTTGGGTAGCGTGGATGTCTTAGACGACTTTATCGACATCTACGAAGACACCCGGCAAACGGCGCTCTCGGCACCGGTGGATATTCAGCGCGAGGTTGAAAAAGACGACAGCGACCCGGAAGCGTGAAGCGATGGAAAGCCGCGCGTCAGTTATTTTTGGACGCCGCGCAGCCCATCGCCGATTACGAACTGCGAGTCGAACAGATTGAACGCCTGATGCGCGACCGCAACCTGGAGGCACCGTTGCAACTGGAGGAGCCGAACAAGCGCAGCAAGTATCATCCTGAGGCGCTCAAGCAGGCGTATCAGATTTACAAGCTGACCGGCAACCTGATTATCAATCCATTCGCATTGGGCGCGGATACGCTGATTCTGGCGGATGATGATTGGCTGTCGGACTTCTTGAACTTTCAACTGTGGGTGAAGTATCTTAAGGACTATCCCAAACGTGGGGCGATGATGCGCTGATGGCAGACCGCGAAATTGACGCCATTCTGAACTGGCAGGTCAAAGGGGACAAAACCGCTAAAAAGTCGGTTGACGATCTCGATAAAGCCGTTCGGAATATAAAAGTTGGCAAGCTGAATAAAGAACTTCAGCAGACCGCACGGGAACTACAGACCGTACGGGATAAAATGCGTGGTTTGCAAGGCGACGAACTGGCGAAGGCGGAACTAAACGCCGCCAAGCTGGAAGACCGCGCCGCCGGGATTGTCAAGCAGTTACAGCGCATCAATAGCGAAGCCAGCAAAACGCCAGAGCAGTTTGCAGCGGTCTCGAAGTCCGTAGCTGCACGCGGTGATGTTGAGTCTCAGGCGCGCACCATTACGGGCGCGGTTGGGTATGTTGGCGGCGCAGCAGGCGGGGAAATTGAAAGGATCGCTAACGTTGGCGCGGAAATATTTGCCGTTAGTGAAGCGATTCCGAAACTCGGTGCAGCGCTTAAAGACATGGCAGCCGGTGCGAAAGTTGCCCAGGCCGGCGCAACCGCCGCTGCTGCTGCTGAAACAGCAACCGGTGTTGCAGCCACAACCGCTACGCCCGGTCTACTGGGCATGGCGGCGGCAATAGGCGCGGTATTGCTACCAGTGGCCGCAATCGCTGCGGTTGTTGGTGGCGCGATACTGGCCATTAATGCTTTGAACGCCGCCGAACGCCGCCGCAAGGAAGCCGCCGAGGCAGCGGCTAAAGCTGTTGGTGAACAGGCGCTTGCATCAGCAGAGTTGAATGATAAGGTCAATTATGCGCTGGCCGGGGATGTACAAGCACGGAATCAAATCCTCAAGGAATATGCTGACCTGACCGCCAAACAGGAAAATTTATGGCAGGAAGAGGCGGCGCTTAAAGAGAAATTGGCTACTGCCACAACAGAAACCGAACGTAAAGCTTACCAAAAAAGCCTCGACACTCTCTACTCGAATGAAGGGGCGTTAGGTGAAATCACGGATACGGTTGAATTGTACCGTGAGGCAATCGAAAAACTTAACGTCACGACGGAAGAAGCGCAGGCGGTTGCTCTGGCAGCGACGTTTGGCACCGATGCAACCAGCGCCGCGCTGGATAACCTGAAGGCCGAAGCGCAGGCCAGCGCCGCCGAAGTAGACAGACTGAATGCCACGCTCGAAGGCCAGCAAGCCAACGTCGAACAATACAACGCGCAACTCATCAGCGCTCAGAAAGGGTATGACGACCGGCGTGAAAAACTTCTTGAGGATCGCAGCATTAAGGAAACGCGCGAGCTCGAGGACTGGCTCGAAGAACGCGCAAAGGCCAGCAAGGCGCATCAGCAGAAACTCATTGACATTGAGACGCAAGGGCAGGCGCGGGTTGCTGATTTACGTGGCCAGATGGATAGTCTTGCTTCTGAGGTTGCCAACGGGCTTGCCGACATCACAACCAAAACCAATGACGCCGTAGGTAAAGCCAACGCCGATTTTATGCAGTCGGAACTCAAAGCAGTTGCGAAGTTTCATGACGACGAACGGAAACGGATACGGGATTACAACCGCCAACGACTCCGCGATATTGAGGACTGGCAAAGCGACCTGCTGGACGCCGAACAAGCCAATGATGTAGCGCGGTTCCTGCAAATCGAGCGTGACGGGCAAAAACGCTTGGAACGTCAGCAAGAAGACATGGACACGGAGACGGCAGACCGTGACGCCGCGTTCTGGGCAGAACGGCAGGCCGCACAAGAGGCGCTGTCAGCTAAGGTCGCGGACATTCAGGCTAGCGCCGAAGCAGAACGGGCACAACTCCTTGAGACGGCAGGACAGAAACGCGCCGCATTACAGCAGGCGGTAGAAGATGAAATTGCCGCTATTGAAACGCGCAAACAGGCGGAAATTGCCAGCTACAAAGCCAGTGAAGACGCTGCTAACGCTGCACGGGATAAACGAATGCGGCGGCAAGCAGAGGACGAAGCATTAGCCGATACGCGGGCAGAAGAGGCTTTACAGGCACAGATTGCCGCTATTGAGGAAAAGAAACGTGCCGAACTCAACGCCATTGACCAGACCCGACAGGCTATGATTGCCGCTATGCAAGCGGTAGCAAAGTCGGCCAGTGGGTTGTCTGGACTCAACAGCGGTTCGTCATCCAGCAACAGCAGCAGTACATCGGGCCTATCCGGTATACTCAAGAAAAACGCCAGCGGGTCGGCGCGGTCTGGGCCGGTTCGCGCCTTCGCTAACGAGGGATACGTTACACGGCCAACAGTTGCGCTGATGGGCGAAAGTCTGGGGCGCGGTGAAGCAGAAGCGGCGGTAAAATTTAAACTCAACGAAGGACTTGCGGCCAGCATCCTGAAGCGCAGTGGGGGCGGCGGGGGCGTGATTGTCAACGCGCCGTTTACCATCGCTAACCCAACCTTTGGCGACATCCCAACCGCACAGGAAGTAGAGCGCATGTTTAACGCCTATCATGACCAGTTGACCGGCAACCTGGAACAAGTCATCATGAATGGCCGGTATAATCCGCAGGTGAATTGATGAACCTTGATACGAACGTCCGGCTTGCCAATGGCACATTATCACAATACGCGATCGAAGCCGACGATGATTATCTCGTTGCCAACTTCGCACGGCAGACCGATATGAGTCCGGCTGACCAATGGATTGCTGTTCCGAAAGACCCGGTACGTGGTACAGTCAGTACAGCATTGGATGGCAGCGGCGGGTATGTCGGCACGTATACCGGCGGCCTGGAATTTTTCGTGCTGACTGCGGACATGATTGGTTACTTGTGGTCAACTGTGTTTAACAGTCTGCCCCGCGCCGCTGTGACGCTGCGAACGTTGCATCAGTATTCGGATTGGGTTGTCTACAACGCCACACTTATCTGGCCATTTGACGCCGGGGAGTTTACACAACAGCACCTTGATTTGTACAGTAATGTCCTGTTTCGATGGGAGCGTGGGACGGTAGCGGCTTATGGACGCTCGTTTGCACCTTCGTTTAGTGCCAGTTTTGGATAGGATAAACCATGACGTTTAAAACGAAGTCTGAACTTGATACCGCTACAACTGCACTGATGGTTGTCAATACTGACGGCGATATTGAAGCCGATGATGTTAATACCTACATGGATAACATTGTTGACAGCATCGTCAATGTGCAGCGGGTCTCTACGATTATCACCACGCCAGTGGCCGTTGACCGGGATCACAGCGTATTGTTGGTTGATGCGGCAACGGCGGGTGAAGCCGTGACGATCAACCTCCCGGCGGCATCGGGTTGCCCGAATTGGGTAAAGACGATTAAGAAGATTGACGCCGGTGCAAATACGGTCACAATTGACGCCAACGCCAGCGAAGAAATTGAAGGGGAAACTACGCAGGTACTCACTGCTGAGTTTGATTATGCAACCATCATCTGTGATGGTACGGCGTGGTGGATACTGGCCAGTGTAATTACCGCACCATAGACACCAATTGAAAACGGGTATATACTATTCGTAACGAAGGGTTGCGCCCGCGTGCAGGTACACCGGGCGCGTGAGTAACCGAATGGAGGTTCGGCCACTACCATGAATGATACCACGACTGTCCATGAATGGATACTTCGTTTTGAGTATTATCCATACCGAAGTTTTCTTGCAATCAGTCAGGATAACCCGGTTCATCCAGTCATTGAAGGGGATGGCTTCACAGTCATCAGACCGATAACGATTCGGAATTTACCGCCCGACTCGCCAACGTTTACAGACACATTGCAACCGGTCGAATGCCATATTCATGTGCGCTCATTGCAGGTGAGTTTGGCGCGGCTTGAAAAGTGTCTGAATGCCGTCGGTCAACCGGATGTGAAATTCACTGAGGGTTGGATTCAGATCGAGGGCGACTATCTTGAACCGCCTTACCCTGATTTGCCAGTCTATACGTTAACTGATGTGCTATCCTGGTATCCACCTGCGAAGATAGGCAGTATATCATGAGTGATACCGCATATACAAGCATCTATATCGTTGGAGTAGCTTCGGGGTTGATCTTGGCTTCCACTCTAGCACATATTATTACACTTGATCAACTATGGTATGTTACAATTGGGTGGGGGATTGCTACGCTTAACTTTTTATGGCGCGCATATCGGAAGGGTGGCACAAGATGAGTGATACCCCTGACTGGCGTCAACTCGAATGGATTGAGGATTGCCCGGACTGCGAACGTGCTTTGCAGGAAATCGAGCAGGAATATCGAGAACAAATCGCACAAGCTTATGCGGAATGGCGCAGCGAACACCATAAGTTAGACATATTGCCGGTCGGGTATCCATGTAAATGTATACTCATTCCTGTACAGTCAAAACGTTTATCTATCTGGCGTCGAATCTGGAACCGTATACATGGCACACACCGCCGTTAGCAGCGCAGATCAATCGACCATCCGAGGCGCATTAGCCCATACCATCACAGGTATTCACCTCGATATAGTTGCCCCGCAGACCGTTGTCACGTTAACGGTTACGGCTGTACCCGCAACTATTCCATTTATTAACCTGACTGTTTCCGGTTCTATGACGGATGTGTCTATCGGACAACTGGTACATATTGCCGATGGCAGTACACACAAGACATGGGGTGTCGTGCGGAAAGCGCCGTCCGGCACGACGTTATTCATCACGCCGGTAAGCCTGGGCGACCCCGGCTATCCTGAAGCGATAGAGAACCTTATCGAAGTTGGTGACACGGTAACGGTGTACACGCATCGTCCGCTGTTTGGTCTGTACTCCACCATTCGCGCGGCAACGTTTTACAAGTCCTGGGACGTGCCCTACAGCGACCAGAATGAATCGCCGCCGCCGGTAGCGAATACCGGCCCCTGGCAGCGGGCAACCGTAGCCGTAGGCAGCACCGCAACGTTCACCCTTCCGAAAGCGGGTAGCAATACCAGTTTTGCATTAGGCGCGAAAACAGTTGACACTTATCTATGGACGCTGCCCACCGGTGTCACGCTGGTCGATGGGTATGCCGACAGTGACGACGTGATTGAAGTCACCGCCAGCGCTGGACAGCATCTCGTTTCATTGACCATCACCGACAGCGACAGCAAAACACACACGGCCTATGTCTGGCTGTTCGTGGAGGATGGTAGCACCTACACATCTTTTGGGAGCGCGTATCTCTGGAACATTGACCGCGACGAACAAACGCGGCAAGGGCGTGAAATGTCCTTTACGGTCACACTTCGCGCTGACGATCCCGCGCTTGATGAGAGCGTTATTTTGCCTCATGCTGGTGTGCTGTTCACCGTAGACCATGCGTTCAGTGGGGACACCGTGACCGATGGCGTAATGGTGGATACCTACATCGGCTATGTGACCGACCTGGAATATAGTCATGATGGCAATTACGGAACGGTGACGATCACAACGCAAGCGCCGTTGATCCTGGCAAAAGACATCGTACAGCCGCCGCAGGTTTTAGCAGATACCGCAAACCCGGCCCGCTGGACAGAATGTAACAGCGTCATGAGTAACCCGCGCGGGGCGCTGTATTATGCCATTAAATGGCACACCCCGGCGCTGCTGGATATGCACGACTTTGACGGTGGCGACCTGACCACGCCACGCCGCAAGAGTTACGACTACGGCACCAACAATCTGTATGCCGCGTGTGAAGTGGCAGCGAATAATATTCTCGGCAACGTTGGGAGCGTATCGGACGGTACAACGGTGTTGCGCCAGTCGCCGATGTATGAAGACAACACGTTCCGTAATGCGTTGGCGACGGTCTGGACATGGCTCGCGCAGGATGTCAAAGCACCTTTACGATATGGCCGCAAGCGCACCATGCCAACTGGTGAATTACGCGGTGGTGGCTTTAGCTACGATGGGGCAACCATTGGCGCATGGATGGGCATTAAGCGCTGGTATCAAGGCGTCGGCAAGCCAACCATTCCTGACTTTAGCGTAACCGCCAGCGATGGACTCGACCGGGTAAAGGAGGTGGTTGGTCACGCAATGGCAGAGGCTAATAACCCGACGCCCGAACTGATATTAGACATTCAGCGGCATATTGACATCATCGACCCAGCATACATGGTTTGGCATGGGTTAACCGTCAGCAGTGATTACGACCCGCGCGGCGTAGGGTGGACGGCGGCGCGACTCTTGCCGGTGCGCGTCTCACGGCGTTGGAACAATGACGAGTTTGGCGTAACGTGTGACATCAGCGTAACGATGCAAACCGAATCCTACGGAATGCCGGGCGAAGAATTGCCGATAGGTAGCGCACAGGGCAGTATTAGCGAGGGATGGAGCATCGGCGCGGAACCGTATGAGCCAGTGGTTGACAGCATCCCGAATTTACTTTTGACCTGGAACACGACCGGCTATTGGGCACGTACCAAGTCGCTACTCGATACAACGCCGCATTATCAAGACTTATCCGGTGCTGTGACTGGTACCATCAATGACATGTGCTGGGATTACACCTGCGACTTTTTCGCCAACGGGTTTAACCTGTTGGACAGTCTACGCGCCTTCGTGGTCACGACGGATGATACTGACCTCAATGTGTACCGCATTGACGACGTGCGCGACCCGGTGCCAACGGTGACACTGCTCGAAACCTACACCATGAATGATGATAGCTGCACCACTGAGGCGCGAGTCCAGGTGTCCAGAGAAGTGCCGGATAACGTCGGCGTGGCGTGGCATGACCAGACCGGCGTATTGGTCGGGCGCTCCTATGACGGCGGCGAAACGTGGGAAGTGGTCGAGCAAGTCGGCGAAACCATCACCGACGAAGACAACGATAACGCGCCGTTGGGGTTCGCATTGGTGGAAGATGACTGGTTTGTTTCCGCGCCGAATGCTGACGGGCAGTATGGCGTGTACTGGTCGATTGCTGACGCCGGTTTTACTGAAGCAACCAACACCGAATATGGAGACGCACCGTGTCCGTGCATTATGCCGGACGGGGATGGGAATTACTGGGTAGGGGTAACGGCTGGCAATGCCAGTTCCGTATTGCGTGCGGATTTTGATGATTATTTTGATTATGACAGCATTGCCTTTGCGCCGACGATTGGTACCAGTACACTAACCGCAGAGGGTAATCCAGACACGGGGTATGCAGCCGAATTCACGGTTGCAACACCACCTTCAACGACCAGCACTAATGTTATTAGCGTTAAATTTGATTTGACTGATTGGTATCCATGCGACATTAGCGTTGAGTTTGATGCGTATAAAGACACCGCCGGGGTGAACGCGCAACCGCGTGTGCAGTTGGAATATAATTCAGCCTACCATAATAACACGGCTATTGCAGCAGAGGAAACCTGGGAGAACTTTAGTTACTCAGGTATTTCCATTACAGACCCGGATGTTTATGTGCAGGCCCGATATAACTATCTGGTTGGCAATGCGCCAACGGTTGGCGATTTGGTTCGCCTGGATAATATCATTATCACCAACGAAGACGCCGAACCGACCGATCCGAAACTCTACTTTGTCGAGGGTTACAACGATACCGACACCTGGAACGATGTCACGCCGGGCACCGATCATATCCCGATGTATCCCTACGCGCTGTCGGTTGACCTGACCGACCCGGACAATATCATAGTCATGGGCACCAACGATGATGACACACGCTATTATGAGAGCGCCAATCAGGGCACCAGTTGGACAGATAATGGCGTAGACGATTACATTGCCGCCAAGCAGTTGGCCGATACCCGCTTTTTGGCCGGTGACAGCATCTTAGAAATAGACGTTAACGGGACTGTTTATGGCCGCGAGGGCGATTTAGACTTACAATGGTCTGGCGGCATAGGGACATTGAAAGGTTTTCTGGTGCTGATATGAAACGTCTCATGTGTGTTTTGCTCATGGTGTTGGTGTTGGGTATTCTGCCGGTACAGGCGCAACATGTTTGTCCAGTGACGACGGCGGTTAACTTCGCTATTTCCGATTACGGCAATGGCTTTACGGCGGTTCAAATCGCTCAGCCAGATGGGTATATGCCGATTCAGCGCAGTATTATCTATGCCCTGCCAATTGAGTCCGGGCGACAGATTGCCGGGGTGACGTTTGATGTTCGCGCTTCATGGAGTGCGGTTGGCACCGACCGTCTGACTATTAACGCCTTTCCCGGTGTGGATTGTGACGCGGTTGGATTCAGTGGACAATTCTCGTGGTCTGATGCGCCGTATCATATCACTGTGCAGGACGCCGCGCAGAATGGGACATGGTATCACAATAGTTACCCCTGGATACGGACGGCTATCTCTGACTTACGCGGGTATGCGAATCCGCCAGTTGAGCCGGTTTTGTATCTCATGGTCGTGCTGGCCAATTACAACCAGAACACCACTGTCACCGGTTTGCAAATCGACGTTCGGAATATCACCGTCATCTATTCGAGTTGAGAGATGAAATTGCCTGAATTTACGCAGTTCCGCGAAAGTCTACAACGTGCATTTGGCACACGATTAGCGGAAGACCTACCCGCGCGCGTGGGTAACCCAGTCGATCATGCTATCCTGGTAGACAACACTGACCGGGATGGTTTGGTCTATATTCACGGATTAGGCAGCGATCCACAGAGCGCCTATACCGCGATCAACAATCTTGGCAAAGATGCGCTGACCTATGACGCGCCGGTGCTGGTGCGCCGTGTGGTCAACGGGTATATCATCACATCAAAAGACCTGGAAATGTGGGATAAGTTTTGGGCCGGTACGGTGATGCACGACCAACAACCGGTATTGCTGTCTCAGTTAATGTATGGCACCGCGCAACCGACCAACCCCGCCTCGATGCAAGTGCAGGTGTTGGGAGCGCTATATGATGTTGAGGATACTGCTTACCGGGGTAGTGACCAGTTAAGCGCGGACTTCTCCACCTCACCGGTTGATGTGGATACCGTAGCCATTGATGTACCCACGACGCCGTTAACGGCCATTGGCGTGTGTATCCAAATTGACCCGACAACGGATACTCTGAGCTACAAACAAGGCGCGGCCTTCCCGGCCACATTGACGCACAAGCAGGCATTCGACGCGGGATATTACCCGCAGCGCGATACTGACCGGCGGCGTATTACGTGGCTCCGGTTGGTCACGGGCATGACGGCCATTAGTTACGAACACCTCTATAATGCGCCGGAATTACTCAACGGCGGCGGAGGCAGCAGTACCGACGGCGTACAAATTTATTACATCGGCAAACACGGCAACGACGCCAATTCAGGTCTGACCTGGAATGATGCGGTACTCACTATTGGACAGGCGCACATATTGACGGCTGCTGAAACACCCGCGATAGATAACCGGTTCAGTATCGTGTGTCTGGACGCCGGAAATTACGATGAAGATGTGACGTGTCAATCATATGTTGACCTGTACATGCCAGAGGCGACAGTGGAGGGCACGATTACCGGGGCCGACAATAGCGTCACAACGGTTGGATGGATAACGCCGGATAGCTCCACCAACGCGCTGCAACTGTCTGCGTCGGGTCAATGGATTGTCGATATTAAACATATCGTATTGGACACCAGTTGCAACGGCGTTTACTGCAACCATGCAAGTGGTGTTATCGCAGGCACAGTAAAGCGCATCAGCAATGCAGGCGGTGCGTCCAGTACAGTGGCTTTTAACATCGCTAATGGATCGATTCGTATCAATTACAACACCATTTTAACCAATGGCGTTTATACGCGAACAGGCGGCACAATCAAGTTAATTGGCAACGAGTCCCCCGCTGGCACACGCACGGGCACAGGATACGAGGTAACACCTGACCGGATTGAAACCGGACAAATTACGCTAGGCAGTGACATCGTATCCGGCTTTGAAACCAATACGACTCTCACACCAGCAACCGATTCAACAGTACCCACGACATTGGCTGTAAAAACGAATATCGGATCAGTCGCGTATATCGAAGACCAGAAAGTCCAAAACACGGCTGGTGGCACATTTACATCCGGTGCATGGCGTACTCGTGACTTAAATACAAAAGTTTATGATACATATTCCATTTGTTCGATTACAAAGTTAGCATTTACCTCTGGCGGTACAGCAGAAATTGCCGCTGGCAATACTATCGAAGGTGCAACGAGCGGTGCAACGGCAACCGTATTTGACGTGGAATTGACATCGGGTTCCTGGGCAGGTGGAGACGCCGCTGGCAACCTCTGGCTTAATGGTCAGACAGGCACATTTGTATCTGAAAATCTGGACACCGGTACACAAGCGAATATCGCAACGGTAGCAGCAGATAGCACGAATAATGAAATACGGTTATTGGCGGGAACATATCGGTTTGAAGCAAACGCGCCAGCAGAACAAGTTGGCGGTCATCAAACACGCATTCAGAATACAACTGATACTTCTACCACTGGTATAGGGTCAACAGAAAAATCCGCTGCTGGTGCTGCATACGCCATAACACGATCATTCGTTAATTGCAAAACAACGATTGCCGCAGCCAAAACATTTGAATTACAACATCTATGCAATACAAGCCGCGCAACGTATGGCTTTGGTGAAGCTGCCAATCTGGACACTGAGGTTTATTCGCAGATCAAAATTATCAAGGAATAGCAATTAAACACCCGATTCCTTGACGAACAATAAAGTTTACGGTACAGTAAGCGTAGGCGTAAAGGTTGCCGCCGCGACGAGTGACCGCCCGACGGCATGGCAGGATAACGGAGTATCCTACAATGAACAGTATAACACAAAGCGTTACGCTATGACTGAAATCACAGTAGACACCGCCGAATTGCGTAAAATTATTGGCGAAGCAGTCGCCGATATGCCCTCGCGTGAGGAAATGGACGCGCGAATTGAATCCTTGCTGACGACACGCCTGGCCGAATACCCGCGCCGTAAGGAGATGCGAACGCTTGTTAAGAACGAAGTGGCGGCGGTTTTTGCGCCGTTTATGGAGGAATTTCGGCAGAGCTTTTCTGACCTGAAAACGATGGTTGCGGTATTGGTCGAGCAGAATAAGGCGCATACACAAACGATGGAACGACTAGAGACTACTCAAGCGCGATTGGATGTAGAGCATAATGAACAGGCGAAAGTGATCGCACAGCGTGGCGAACGGTTAACGGCGTTGGAAGGTGATGTAAAGGAGTTCCGTACCGACGTTTTTGGTTCGCCTGACCGGCCCGGCACATCCTCATTACTTGACCAATTGCGTTTATTTATGAATGAATCGTTTGAAAAAATGGAAACACAGCACAACGCTGTCATGAATAAATTACAGGTCAACCTTGATGGCACCGCCGCGTTAGGTGTACGTGTCGAGGCGGTTGAAATCAAGCAAGCAGAACATGGCGCGTTTATCGAGGCACGGCGTAAAGTGGAGCGTCTGGTTATTCAGAGCATCCCGCGTGCAGGCAAGCGAATAGGTGAAGCGTTAGGGGATAGTTGGGTACAAAAGTGGGCGATTCGACTGGGCATTCCTGGCGGGTTAGCGGTTATCGCGGCATTGCTTGAGAGGCTAAACGCATGACCTACACCTATAACCCGATTGGTTTTTGTGTTCTCGAAAGCCAGAACCCCGCCGCTGACCTAGCCTACTGGCGGCAACTGAAACCGTACAGCATGACGTTCTCTCAGCGTGTATTCGGGTTGGTCAAGCAAGCGCACGACACCATACCGGAGCTAAAGGTTATCATTCTACGCACGGTATTGGATAACGAAGGCGAAAAGACGCTCCACCAGCACGGCGATTATGTCGAGATGGTTCGGGCGTTTAAAGCCTTCGTCAAGGACAATGACCTGGATTACAACCGGGTCTATCTGAACATCGGATGTGAGCCGGATTTACGCGGTACGGAAGCAGGCGCGATCCTGCAATGGACAGTAGACGCGATGCGCTATGCCAAGTCTCAAGGCGTACGCTGTGCTGTGTTGGGCGTCGGTATGGCCACACTTGAGGATTATCATTGGTTATCCGGCACGTTTAACGGACTGGTACAGGAACTTAAAGACCATTGGCACGTGTTAGCTATTCACACCTACTACGGCCCAATCGCTTACGCCGGTGCGGGTGGTCAATTGGCCGATGTCTACCTGAGTGCAGAACTGGCGCAGGAGAAATACGCGCCGAGTCGATATGACGTGCAGATAGGCAGCATACAAAACAACTGGTTTATCGGTCGCATGTTTAACGGCGTGCTGCTGCTGTGTAAACTACTCGGCATTCCCTATCCCCGCATGATCGCAACCGAACATGGCCCGGATAGAATGCACAACCTCGAATGGGTTGAACTCAGCACCGGCGAATGGGTCAACATTTTTAGCCGGTTGGAATCGGTGCCATTTGCCCGCGAAGTATTTGTTGACGGCGAATTCAAATGGCTTAAAGTGCCCTGGCCACATTGGGGTATGCGCGGTTGGAATACGCTACGATGGGTCTGGGAGTCCTACTATCCCGACTTGACGCCCGGACAGGTACTGGCAAAATTCACGTCCTGGTATCTCTGGTTGCACGACCGTGAAAACGATCCGCCCTATCTTGAGGCGGTTCAGCTTTTCGCGTGGTGTCCAGGTCATGACGAATGGGATATTCAGCATGGCTTTGACATGAGTAAAGACGCCAGTTTACATCAGGCATTACAGGACTACAGCGACGCTATTGATACTACACCCCCTGACACGGAACCAGAGCCGGAGCCACCAATTGATTGGCTTAAGGTCATTGGCCTGGCTGCCGGTCTGTTCATCCTCTCGCTTATTCTCATCTTAGGTGGTATTATTCTCTTATCCAATTGGAAAGCAACACATGCAAGTAGTTTAGCCTCTGGAGGTTACAACACTATGGATATGAATGATCTATTGCAGCAACTTTTCGCCATTCCAGCGTTCGCGGTCGTGTCCTATACCGCCGGGATCGTCTGGTTTATGGTCGAAATGTGGAAGCGCTATATCGTGGTCAGGTTGCCTGAACAACTCAAGGCCGCACCGGAAACCGTCGCGCTGATACTCATTGGCCTGTTTATGGCCGTGCATGGTCTGGCAGTCGAATATCAGTATGATACCGCGCTGAAACAGGTGGCACAGTTCCTTACCGATCTGGTGAACGTGCTGGGGCCGTATGTTCTCGGTGGCGTGGTAACCAGCGCCGTGACCAATTATGCCTACAACAAACTGCGCGACAACAAAGCACCGGGTTTTAATGCAGTCAACCCGACGCCGAAGAAATGACCCGCGTTTTACTTGTTATCGTCCTGTGGCTGGCCGCCTGCACGTCCCCTCCTATGCCGACGGTCAGCCCTATCCCGGACATCACACCAACAGCCGAACTCTTTTGCGTGCCAGATAGCT